TTAGTCCAGCTTCTGCAATTCAGCCCAATCTGATGTTGAATTGAGCCACTTTGCGTAAGTGGAAAGGAGCATTTGTACACTGTGCCCCAGCTGGTTGGCAATGAACGCGGGGTTCATTCCAGCCATCAAGCACATGGTTGCGTAGGTGTGCCGGGTGTCGTACTGGCGTCGCTGGCGAATGCCAAGTGCCGCCATGGCCTGGCGGAAATAGTCCTTGGTCGTGGAGTCTGAGCGGATCCAGTCCACGTCTTTATCCACCATCAAAGCAGGTGCGAACACGTAGCGGCTACGGCCCTCGGTGATCACCAGCGCCTCGTCCAGGGCATGCAGTGCCCTGTCATTCAGCAGCACGTAGCGGTCGCGCTTCGTCTTGACCCTGTCCTTTATCTCCCCTTTCACCACCCCCCTGCAGACGTGCGCTGTGCGACCCTCGCGGTTTACCTCATCCTTCATGAGCGCAGCCTGTTCACCAGGCCGCATGCCGGAGAAGAAGGCGAACTCGAACCAGCAGGCGTAGATCCGCGTCAGCCCGGTCAGATTCTCGTAAAGCCATGCAATGATTTGCTCGGCTTCTTCACGGGTGAACGGGTCGACCACCTTCTTTGCCACCCTTGGCCGTGCGATTGAGGCCATAGGGTTACGGCTTATCAGCCCATCCTGCACCGCTGATTCCATGATGCTCGACATCTTGTCGCAGGCGTTTCGGCGCACGCCGGCCGATGTCCATGCAGTAGTCGAAACCACACGTCGGCAATCAACCGACCCGATCTGATCGAGCCGCCAGGTAGCGAAGTTCGGCATCCAGTAGCGGTTCAGTGTGCTCTTGTAGTTGTCGCGCGTGGTTTGCACGATCTCCCTGCTATCAAGCCAGATCTGGGCATACTCACCGAAGGTGGGGATGCGGTTCTGCAGGGTGTAGCTGGAGGAAGGGAAGAGCTCGGCGTACTTCTCTTCGGTCATGACGCCGAGCTTGATCAGTTGCTTTACGTCAGCACGAAGACGGGCTGCTTGTGCGATCCCGGCCGGCGTAGGCTGGATGGGGAGGGTTTCACAGCGCCGAGGTGGCGTGGCGCCTTTCCATGTGAAGCGGATGCGGACTGACTTTCCGACGATTTCGACTCCGCCGGGCATTCCCACAGGCTTTCTATCCATGCGTTGTATCTCTGTTTGCTGTACATGATGCGGCCATCGATCACGCACCAGACGCCGCGCGGGATGATCCCGCGCTCACGCTTGCGCTCCAGGGCTTTCTTGGTTGTGCCGATCAGGGCGGCCATGGCCGCCTCATGGATCTTGTCGAACTCCTCGAGCGGCACGACCGGCATTGGCTTGGCCATGGTTGCACCCCCTTCAGGCCTGACGTTGGCAGGCGTTCTTGGCCCGCGCTTCGTTGGCTGAAAGCCACTCGATGAACGCGCGGGCACTGGGCAGGGTATCGAGAGTGCGGAAGATCGGGATGCGCAAGGCGTCGGCACGGGCCATCTCGCCCTTGGTGCCGGCGCTGTTCTCCCAGCCTGGCACCAGCACCACGGCGTCGCAGCGCTCCATCATTTCCATGGTGCCGCGCAGCCAGAATTCGTCGCCGAGGTCAGGCAGGTCGAGCTCCATGTGCGCAGTGTTGGCGTGCGGGATGACAGGGAACCAGCCCCGCTCAGCGGCGCTGATACCGACCAGGCGCGCCGCCTCGATATTGCTGGCAATAGCTTCCCGTGTGGTCGCCCGGTACGGGCCGGCCACGTAGATCAATGGCTGCATGATTTAGTCCTCGGCGGTGTAGTAGCTGACCGGGCCGTCTTCGCCCTGGTCGGAGTCGTTGGCGATGGTGATGAGCTGGCGGGCGATGGCTCGCAGCTGGGCTGAGGTGAAGTAGCCGCTGATGGTGGTGATGGGCGTCACGCTGGTGATGGAGACCATCGGCATCGGCCTCTGCCGCTGGCTATGCACGGCGTTCAGGGTTCGCTGCATGGCGGCGGCTCCTTCGGTGGGTTGCAGCGCATGCACTGGCATTCGGTGATGCGCCGGAGGGTGGTGCGGCAGAAGGGGATCGTCGTCATACCGCCCTCCATTCGTTGGCGGCCTGCCAATACACCTCCAGGGCAGCTTTGATCCCCGACCAATCACGCATCGCGTGTAGCTCGCGCAGGCGCCTGGCTGCTTGATTTACCTTGCCGCGCAGCTTGGCGCGTAGGGCTGGGCGATTCATGATCCATCCCCTTGTGGCTTCACCGACTGATTCCGGCGCTCAGCAATTCCGAGCAGAAGGCGTAGGCTTTCAACGCCAAGGAATCGTTCCTCACTGGCGAGTTCCGCTAGGTCAGAGTGCAGAGCGCCGAACTCGATCCCTTCGTCATCGTTGAGGGCATTCATCTGGCGCAACTGCTTGTCGAGCCATTCGCGAGCCTCGGAGCACGGCAGGCATGTTTTGTAGGAGAAGCCCTGGCCGTCCTGCGCACCGCTGTCGCGGTCGTATTTGGTTCCCTTGGCGATCACGCCCTGGCATTCGCAGCAGGTGTGTTCCTTGGCTGCCACCAGTGTTACCACTACGTTAAAGTCACTCATTGCTGTTCTCCTGTGCGCGCATGTAGTCCGCCATATCTCCCATCTGCGCGACGATGGCAGTCTCTTGGGTTGCGTGCGCAGCAATGATTTCGGCCTTACGTTTAAGGCACCGCCTGCAGTCAACCAGGCCCCAGTTATTCGTCGAATCGCCGCCGAATCCGAGCAGCGCTCCACATTCGGCAACCTCAGCTTCATCGTCCGCATACGGGTAGAAATGCATGGTCATCACTCGCCACCCCGCTGCTCATGTTGATTAGCAAGCATGGCGAGCATCCGGCGTTCGGCCTGAATCCGCGTGTCGTGGTCTCGGCTTACAAGATCAGCCAGCAGCTCGCGAGGCACCCGCACCTCCCCGGAATCGCGGGCGGCGTATAGGGTTCGGCATTCATAGCTGCCGTCCTGCTGGCAGAACTCATACGATTCTGCGCCGACCTCTTCCCAGCAAACGCTTCCCTTGGTGCGAACCATGAGGACTGGCTTGCCATCACCCGTCAGGTGATCTGTGCGGCCTGGGCAGTTCGTGCATTGCTTGTTCATTGGTCACCTCATGGGTGTGGGATACTTGTCGCCTGCCGTCCCGGCCGCCGCATCGGGCAGGGAGGATCGGCCGGGGTGGTTTTCTGGAATGAATCGAGGGTTGGGTTATGCAGTGCTACGTGTGCAGGGGTGAGGCAGAGCGGCTCTCCAGTGGTTTCGATGGAGAGCGGATCAACTGCCCTGATTGCGGGCCTTATGCGATCAGTGGATCGGCGTTGGCCGAGATGACTGCTGGTGGCCACACGATCAACACCGAAGCGACCCGCGCCTGGCTGGCGGATCAGCGTGAGCGCGTGGAGCCGGTGCCGATGATCAATACCCAGACGCGGATCTTGGGTTGATCAATCATTGATCGAGGTAGGCGGCTATGAACTGCGTTGCCGCTTCAGCATTGATGGCGTTTCCGTAGGCGCGCAGGCGTCCACTTCGTTCGGTATCGCCATCAGCCAGCGGCTTAATGCCGGGTTCAAGTAAACGCCAGGAACCGTCGGCGCCCTCCATAGGGATCGCTCTAGCCCATGGAGACAGGCTGCATCGGTCAGCGTCACCCCGCCATGATGCCGACTTCCTTCCTTTCGACTGCTTGTCGAGTTTCGGCTTCCTATGGCGTCCTGTGCGGTTGGAGTTGGCCACGATCCACAGCCGCTGTCGCAGGTGCGGAGCGCCGACCCCCGCAGAGCAAATATCGAACGCTGCGCAGGCGTAACCCGCACCCTCCATGTCAGCTTGAACAAGGTCGAGCCACGCGAGGCCAGCCTTGCTCGCAACCTGTTCGCCAAAGATGACGTCAGGCTTTCGCTCGCTAATGAGGTGGTGCCACGCCGGCCAAAGGTGCCGCTCATCAGCAAACCCAAGTTGTGAGCCTCCCTCGCTGAAAGGTTGGCACGGACAGGAACCCGTCCAAACAGGTCGATCATCGGGCCAGCCGGCGCGGCGAAGTGCAAGCGACCAGACGCCGATGCCGGCGAAGAAGTGGCACTGGGTATAGGGCTTGAGGTCATCGGGATGAACATCCTGTATTGAGCGTTCGTCGACATCGCCTGGAGCGATGTGACCCCCGGCGATCAGGTTGCGCAGCCACTGGGCGGCGAATGGATCAATCTCGTTGTAGTAGGCGGCCACGGCGGCTCCTCGTGTAGCTGCTCTATTCACTCAACCCAGCAGTGAGGCCAGATGCCCAGGGCGTATTCCAGCGCTTCGTCGTGATCGCAGCGGCTGCCTACCATGGGGAAGCGCTTGCCGCATGGCAGGCATACGAACCAGCAGGCTTTGGTCATGAGTCGTCCTCGGTCACCGAAGCGAAGCCGCCATCGAGGTCGCGCAGGTCGGTGATGGAGATGGTGGTTTCACCGTCCGTCACGGCCCAGGTGGTGAGTTCAAGGTTTCGGAAGGTGCCGCAGAAGTGGCGGTATGCACCGAGTGCTGCTCGGCGGAATGACTTGGCGGCGACCGGGCCGATCACCAGCGCCTTACCCCCCCCCACAAGCTGGAGGTTGTAGACCGAAAGGTCTTCGATGCGCTTGACCGCTGCGCGCACTGTGCTGGGCGAGAGCGAGAAGTCTGCGGCGACTTCAGCCACCGTTTTGCCGCTGGTGGCTTGGAATATTTCCATGTCGCGCGCCGGGTTGCGAAGGCCGGCATAGAGGGTGGTTTGCATAGCTTTCTCCGGTGCGAGTTGGTGCCTCGCCAGTAGCGTGATTGATGGGAATGGGGTATCAGTGCGATGACGGCATGGAGCCGGTTAAAGGAGAGTTGCGATATGAGTCAGCAAGCGCAGATCGATGCTCTGGAGCATCTGCTTATGGCTGTTCTGAGAACGAACGTCATGACGCTAAATGTTGGAAAGGTATTTGAAGAAGCCGAGTCTTCGATCATGAGTAGCGATGGCCCGCCAAGTGCGGAGCAGAAGACGAAGGCCACGGAATACCTTGCACACCTGAAGAGCCCGTTCGTTCCAAAAAAACGCTAAGACCAAGGCGCTACTGGTCTTTCTGATCGAGCCGCGCAGCTTTGCGCTGGCCTTCGCGGTAGAGTTGCTGCGCCACGTTTTCGGATGGCGTGAAATCGTGGCGCGGAACTTCAAGCAGGCGGCGGGCGCCTTCAGGGCCGAGGGCGTGGGCGTTGATGATCAGGGTTTGCAGACATTCGACCATCTGACTGAAGCCGCCCCAGGCCACGAGGTCGCGCAGCATTGCGAGGATGCCCGGCCCACGCGGTGGCGAAGCTCGACCTCTCCAGCCTCTAATCGGCGCCGGGTGGTTGCGTCGTCACGATCCTTTTGGGTCTTGGCCACTATCACCTCCCAGCGTGATGCCATGCTTTTTGCACAGGTTGTAGACCTGCAGGTACTTGAGGCTGGTGGCTTCCGCCAGTTCGCGCATGGTGCCCACCAGCGGGGCGGCTGCGCGTACTCGGTCGGCATGGCTTGGCCGCCCGGCTTCCGCGAATGTCAGGCCGTAGTCGTCACGCAGCTTGGTGAGTACGCTGCGGCTGACGTTCATCAGCCTGGCCACTTCCGCCATGTGAAGGTGTGACAGCTTCCTTGCCTGCGCGACCAGTTCCGGCGTCCGTCGTTCCGATTCGGGCTGCCGGATGTGCTTGTGCGGCTTGAGCTTTTCGCGCTCCTGCTGCCTTGCGTACCGGCGTGGGTGCTTTAGCGGGTCGAGGGCGGCCGCACAGCCCAAGGCGGCCTGTTGCTCGGCGTGCGAGCGGAAGTGAGGCGTTGGGGTCATGGCTGCGCCCTCAGTGATGCAGTTGCAGGCCGAGCTCAAGGCGTGTGGCCAGTTCGGCTGCCTCGTGCTGGCTTGGACGCCAGGCCAGCAGGCGCCCGCTATCGGCGTCGAGCACCTGCCAGTCGCTACCGCAGGCGTACAGCTGGGTGGCGCGCGGTGCTGGCTGGCGTGTACGGGCTTCAGCAGCCATGCGGGCATGGCCGGTCTGGCGCAGCGCGTCGAGCAGTTCGGCGATTAATTCGCGGGCTTTGGTGAAGGCGTTCATGTGTCACCTCGCTTGCGGTAGGTCTGGGTAAGGGCTGCGTTTACGGTGTGGCCGCGGCGCAGCAGCAGGCGCGCGAGCTGCGCGCGGTCGTGGCGGCTGGAGGTGGCCTGCCCGAGCAGGCCGAAGTAGCTGTTGGCAGTTGCCAGCAGCTCGTCGTCAGGTGCGGCGGCGATGCGCCGCTGCGCTTCGGCAACGGTCTTGCGGCGCGTGGTGCGGCGCCAGGGCTTGATCACCTGGCCTACGAAGTCGACGCCGCGCGCGACGGGCTGCAGGATGGTTTTCGTTGGGTTGAGACGCGCGCCTAGCGTCGGCAGGAAGGCCTCTATCTCTGCGAGCCAAGCGTTGAGCTGTTGCGGTGATTCGTGCAGCAGTACGAAGTCGTCCACGTACCTGATGTAGTGCCGCGCCTTGAGCTCGTGCTTTGCGAACTGATCCAGGGCGTTCAAGTAGACGTTGGCGAAGAACTGGCTAGACAGGTTGCCGATGGGTAGCCCGAGGTGTGCTGGCTGAGCAGTCAGGCGCTTGTGCTGTGGAACCCGGTTCAGCAGGTGAATCGGGCAGCGCATGCTGACGTTCTCGCGCGGGTCGTGCCACAGGATTTGCAGCGCCAGGCGTCGCCACCAGGGCTCGTCGATCAGTCGCCGTAGCTGGCGATCCAGCACGCGCTTGTCGATGGCGACGAAGAAGTTGGCCAGGTCTGCCTTCAGGTAGTGGCAGGGGCGCGCCCAGTTCTGCGTCGCACTGCGCACCTTGGCCTCCAGCCGCTTGGCAGCGTAGAGGGTGCCGCGCCCTGGGATGCAGGCGCAGCTGTCGGCGATGAATGTCGACTCGATGCCGGCGCCGATCTGGTTGTACAGCAGGTGGTGCACGATGCGGTCACGGAAGTCAGCGGCCCACACTTCGCGCGCCTTTGGCCGGGTGACCACAAAGCATATCGAGCGGCCTGGCTGGTAGGTGCCGGCCAGCAGCTCGTCGTGCAGGTCGAGCAGGTTGGTTTCCATGGCCTGTTCGAACTGCCGCGCGCTGTTGGTGTTGCGCTTGTTGCGGCGGCAGTCGTAGTAGGCCTGCACCAACTGCTCGAAGGTGAAGGGTGCAACCGTTGGATCTGCGGACGAGCGGGGCGAAGCGCTCGAAGTTCTTGTCGTTGTATGTCTGCCAGCCAACCTCGAAGACCATGATGTAGGCGCTGTAGGCGGAACACTGCGACCTGCCGTGCTATCTACGTCGCCAGGGCGATTGCTCACCCAGGAAACTGCGCGAGACCAGCCCGAACGCTTTAGATCGGCGGTATCTCTGCTGCGCTTGGCGGTGGCCGGATGGCCAGCGGCACGACCAGATTCAGCGCGCAGGCATGAGGGCCGTAACCCTCATGCAACGGGCGCGGTTGCGGTGATGCTCTTTTTCCAGGCGTTGGCCTGGCGGCCGATGCTGGCGGTTGCCTGCATGGTCTTGGCGTGCTGCCCCTTGGCGATCACGCCCTGGTTGGTGAGGGCGCGCAGCAGGTAGTTGATCATCCAGATGCTTTCGAGCAACTGGTTGAGGTGGGGCAGCTTGTCGCGCGCCATGTTGGCGCGGCCGATAAGCACCATGACCTGCAGGCACTCATCGCGAAGTTTGGCGCCGACCACTTGCTTGAGGTCGCGCGGGATGTTGCGCACGAGATTCAGGATGATGCCGAGCAGTTCTTCGGCGACCTTGTGAATCTGCAGCTCCGTGTGCATGGCCATCCTGGCCTCCTTGTGGTGGTGTGCAGGCGGCCGGCGCTGCCCGGCATGCTTCTGGTCTGGCTGGCTGCTCCAGCCCCGGAATCACCTGCGGTGAAAGAATCAATGAATCAGTGGATTACTGAATTAGAACGCCGCGGACGAGCGGGGCGACGCGCTCGCCGTCCTTGTCGTAGTAGTACTGCCAGCCACCCTCGAAGTCCAAGCCGTAGGCGACGTTGGCGGAACACTGCGTGCTCAACCAGCAATAGCGATCCTCGCGCAGTGTGACCAGACCCTCGGTCTTTGCTGCCATCAGCAGGTGCGCTTCCAGGCACGCCGGGATGTGGCCACCCAGCTCCAGCGCCTGCTTGGCGATTTCGCTGCCGGCTTCGGCCATGGCGCGGGTGTTCTTCTCGCCGTCGGTGTAGCTGGTGGCGCCTTCGATGTCCTGGCCGTACTCGCCGTAGGTGCCCTGCACCTCGCCTGGCAGCAGGATCAGCGCGCGCTGTTCGTTGCCGATGAAGTAGCGGGCGACGAAGATGCCGTCGTCCAGCGGCTTGCCGCGCTCGGGAAGATCCGTCACGAGGATAGTGCGTTGTGCTTGGTTCATTGGGTTGCTCCGGGGTCGATTTGAAGGCGTAAAAAAGCCCCGGTGTGAGCGGGGCAATACCGTGATGACAAGCGATGCAGAGCATCCCAATGCCGCCTCTGCGAAGCGGCATCAGCGATGCAATGAAGGAGTGGATTAGCGAATGATGGGAATCCTGCGGACGAGTGGGGCGAAGCGCTCGTTGAGCTTGCCGTCGCCGCTCTGCCAGCCATCCTCGAAGCCCATGCTGTAGGCGTTGTGGGCGGAATACTGCGTGCTCGTCCAATAGCGGACGTCCTCGCGCACCGTCACCAGGCCGGCATCCTTGGCGCACTTGAGCAGGTGACACTCAGCCACCGATGGGATGTAGGCGCCGGCCTCGATGGCCTTTTTCGCCAGCTTGCTGCCGGCTTCAGCCATGGCCTGGGTGTTCGCCAGGCCATCACCGTGAGTCGTTGTCACGTCCTGCTCACGCTTACCCCAGGCGCCCTCGATGTCCGCCTCGGCGCCAAGGTAGGTCAGGGCGAACTCTTTGCCGCCGATCCAATGGCGGGCGAAGACCACATGCCCGTCGACGCGGTCGCCGATTTCGAGCGTGGTTTCGGCTGCGATGGTTTCGACTACTCCGGCGAACTGGATCGGCTGTGCCTTCGCGATTTCAGGGCACAGCGACTGCAGCACTTGCAGGGCAAGCGAGGGGCTGGTGGTATGAAGCGACGATTCGCCGACGCTGAGCGAGATTTCCTGGGTCATGGTGGGTGCTCCGGGTGGTGGACTGGTTACGCCGTCAGCTCGACTTCATCGACCTTGCGAACGACGCGGGACTGGCTGTAGCTGCGCGGCACGTTGGGGCGCCGCAGGACTGGGGATTGGTGGCCGTGGCCAACGCCGAGCATCAGCACCAGGGCGAGCGGGGCGAGGATGCCGCGCTTCATGGCCTCGACGACCAGGGCGCGAACGCTGCGCTGCATGCCGAGCTTGAAGCGAGCGTCATCCAGGCGCTGCTGCACGCTGCGTGGGCTGATGCCCAGCTCACGAGCGGCTTCCTTTGTGGTGCGGTCATTGGCTGACAGGGCGAGTACTTCCGCCTGCTTTGGGGTGATGCCCTGCAGGCTCACCCGCCAGCCGGCGAACTCGATGGTTGGGTGCATGGTTGGTCTTCCTTGGTGGTCGAGTTAAAACGCTTCGCACGACTCAGAGCACCCATCATGCTCGGCAAAGCGTGGCGCCCGCCTCTCGTCAGGGAGCGCCACTTGCGCTAGAGCAATCAGGTCTTTGGTGCTTCTGTTCTCGCGAAAGAACACCCTGGCCTCTCCTGTCTGTCCGGCTCCGTGATGGCCGTAAAGACGCTCCATCTCTGCGGGGAATTCGTACCATTCAGGGTGATCGCTGAGATTCAACAGGTGCTTGTTCAGAGACTTCTTCCAACACCAGACGCAGTTCCCGTATCTCTCTGGAAACTCAATCTGGCCGGATCCGTCCAGGGGCCTGTCGAGGTCGAAAGGCTGGTCTTCCCACCAGGCAATAACGTCCTGTTTATCGCTTTCCCAGGTGGAGGCAAGTGGATAGATCCGGCCAGGTGTGCGCCGCAAGCGCTTCGGCTCGTCTGCACGGATGCCGAGCGCTAGGGAATAGTTGACTCCCAGCTTGCTCTCTCCACCCCAGCCCAAAATGTCTCGGATATAGGCAAATGACGGGCGAGTCTTCAGGTCACGCGTACAGAACGGGAAGGCCTTGTTTGGCAGGCCAAGCTTTTCGATGATCTGGCGGAACGGGGTTCCGTCCCTGCTTGCCGTTTCGAAGGAAACGATCTTCGCTTTCACTCCTTGACCGTGCCTGGCATTGACTTGCGCCTCAATCCATACAATCTCGATTCCCCAGGCCTCCTCGCAGTCGCGGACGAAGGCCAGAGTCCGAGGGTGCTCCCAGCCCGTATTGCAGAAAATAAAAACAATCTCGTACTGATCGCTCCAGTACAGCTGAATCATGCGAGCCATATACATTGATGATCGGCCACCGCTGACGCTGACGATAAGTTTCGGCTTCGTTTTCATGCGTTCCTCCGGATTCATCCCGCTGCACCCGGTAGCCCAGGTGCAGCAGTGATTCGTCGGTCTTGCTCGCTACACCTCTCGGGTCATTCGCGCGGTTCGGTCAGCACCTCGTCAGGCTCGGCCCCTCTGCGGCCTACCCCTGAACGCCGGTCGCCGTTCGGCGTAGCGGTTGTTACTCACATGACTTTCTGTCGCCCCACATGTGATGGCCGGGGCTGCCTCGCCGGTTGCCCGGCTAGCTGTTCATGGCGCTGGTTGTTAAAGAGCGGTGGCCTTGCGGCCTGGCCGTCGTTTCCGGCGGCGTTGGAGTGAATATATCCACGAGATATATATCCGTCAAATCCAATGGATATATTTCGTTTTGCGCGCAAACAATCAGCGTTCTGCTTGAGGGGGATTCAGGGTAGTATTACTGTATATGCATACAGCAAAAGGAGAGGCGCGCTACCATGACGAAAACCGCAAAGCAGCCCGAGCCACTGAACGCCATTGACCGCCTGGGGCTGCGCGTTACCACGATGATTCAGCACCCCATCGCACAGCTAAATGGCGGCGTGGTGGTGCATCGGCTCGATACCGACCCGGACTACGCCTGGCAGGCGATCCTTGAATTGATCAAGGAAACGGACGGCATCGAGATGGAGGAAGGGGAGGGATTGATCACATTGAAATGGGATCTGCCGAGCGATGACGACACGCGCCTCGAGGCCGGCGAGATCGAGGCTTTGGAAGATGCTGCACCGTTCTGAACTGCCGCACGGCGAAACCGTTGTCGTGCTCGGCGCCTTGCGCGCCGATGGCCAGGCTATACCGCTTTGCTCCAGCCTGGTGCCGGCCGGCTTTCCGTCGCCAGCACAGGATCACCTAGAACAACAGATATCCCTGGACGAGCTACTGAACATCCGCGCACCACAGACGTACCTGGCCCAGGCCTGCGGCGACAGCATGACGGGGATTGGCCTGTACGACCGCGACCTGATGGTGGTGGACAGGTCGTTGGATGCAGTGAGCCGAGACATCGTCATCGCCCTGGTCAACGGTGACGTATGCGTGAAGCGCTACTGCCGGGAAAACGGGAGCGTGATTCTGCGCCCGGAAAACGCCGCATTCCCGCCGCGCTACATCATGGAGGGTGACGAGCTGCAGGTATGGGGCGTGGTTACCGGCTGGATCCGGCGGACGCGCCATGCATGAGCGCGCCTTCGCACTGATCGACTGCAATTCGTTCTATGCCAGTTGCGAGCGGGTATTCCGGCCTGACCTCGCGCGCACACCGATAGTGGTACTGAGCAATAACGATGGGTGCGTTATCGCCCGGAGCCGTGACGCCAAGCCGTTCGTGAAGATGGGCGAGCCTTACTTCCAGATCAAGGCCACGCTGAAGCGCCACGGCATCCTCGCTTTCAGTTCGAACTATGCCCTGTATGGCGACATGAGCGAGCGCGTGATGGCGGTTATCGAGGGGCTGGTGCCAGCAGTCGAGGTTTACTCAATCGACGAAGCGTTTGCCGACCTGACCGGCGTACCTGGCTCACTCGAACAGATTGGCCGGCACATCCGCGCGCAGGTGCTGAAGGTAACAGGCATCCCGACCGGGGTTGGCATTGCCACTACCAAGACCCTGGCCAAGCTGGCCAACCATTCCGCAAAAAGGTGGCAGCAGCAGACCGGCGGTGTCGTTGACCTCTGCGACCCAGACCGGCGCGACAAGGTGCTGCGGGTAACCCCGGTCGAGGATGTGTGGGGCATCGGCCGCCGGCTGACGGCGCACCTGCATGACATGCACATCAAGACCGCCCTCGACCTGGCCCAGGCGGATGCCTGGATGCTGCGTAAGCGCTTCAGTGTGGTGGTTGAAAAGACGGCCAGGGAGCTGCGCGGCGTCAGCTGTCTGGAGATGGAGGAGGCCGCACCACCGAAGCAGGAGATTTGTTGTTCACGCATGTTCGGCCACCGCCTGAAGGAGCTGCCGCCTATCCGCGAGGCGGTGGCAACGTATGCCGCCAGAGCCTGCGAGAAGCTGCGTGCACAGCAGTCGGTGTGCCGACGAGTGCGGGTGAGCATTCGCACCGGCATGCACAACCCTGACGAGCCTCGCTTTGCCCGCGGCGCCTTAGTTGAGCTGCCATTCCCCACTGACGACACGCGCGCGATTACCCAGGCCGCCGTCAGCGCCCTTGAGCAGGTGTATCGGGATGGCTACGCCTTCGCCAAGGCGGAAGTGTTGCTGATGGAGTTGTGCCAGCGCCAGGACGTGACGGGTGACCTGTTCGCCCCGGCGCAGGCGGCAGCCTCACAAGCGGTGATGGCGGTACTGGATTCGGTTAACGCCAGGTGGGGCAGGGGGACGATACGGCCCGGCGGCGTGCCGGCCGAGCCCGAATGGGGAATGCGCAGGGAGCTGAAGAGCCCGAGTTACACGACGGATTTGGATCAGATTTGGCAGGTGCCGTGCCGGTAGCTCTTGAGGTCTACAGTTTTTGCCCTCTCCAGACATACAGAACGCGCGCATGGATCGTCACGTCGCCCACGGGCACTACGCGATCCTTGTGCTTCTCGTTGTCGGAAATCATGTCAAAATTGTCGGCGTCTGCTTTCTGCAGACGCTTGATGTAGAGCATGCCGTCCCAGGTCAGCACGTACACACCGTCGCCGTTGAACTCGGTGACACCGCGGTCAACGATGACCGGATCCTTGTCGTCGATGGTGCCGGCCATGGACTGACCCCAACCGGTAATGATCGACAGGTTCGCGGTGGAGGTGTACTCCAGACCCAGCTTCTCCAACTGCAGGCCATTGACGACGACGTTGCGCACGAACTCGACATAGTCGCCTGGCACTTGGCCATGGCCCATCGAGCCGCGCACGTTGTATTGCGGGATCAGTACGTCGCCGTCCTTCATGCGCGCTGCTCGCGAGAAGTCTGCGGTGATCACGTTGCCGGATTTTTCCTCGGCCAGGCTTTCGGATACAGCATGCAGGAGCCGCTGCTGGGCGCTATCGGTCAAGGTCTTGCCGTGTTTGTTCAGCAGCTCCATGACCTTGTCCGCAGCGGTTGCCGTATAGGTCGCCGGAGTCTCTGAGGTCAGTCCAGATAACTGAGTTTTTGGGATGACCGAGGAAAGCGGGATCGCCAGTTCCTCGATTTCGTGAACAAGCCGAGGACTGAACGCTGCGACATTTATCCCGAGGAGCCTGGCCATTTTCGCGGCCAGTTCCTTGCTTATGGCGCGCCGGCCATTCAGGTGAGCATTCAGGTTCCCTTGGGTCATTCCAAGCTCCTGCGCCAGGCTCTCCTGGGTGAATGCCTTTCCTTTGGGTGCCCGCCGATTGAAAGCGGCGAGTTCGGCCTTGAGTGCTGCGCACTCTGCCTTCTCCCAGTCCTCTAGTTCGCGTCTGTCTTTGCTCATCTGTTGATCGTATTCCCATTGGACATAACTCCCAATATCCTTTGGGCTTGAACTGTATATCCCTTGGATATAGTCTTGCCCGTAGATAACCGCAGGAGTCCATGAGATGCGACGCATCCCCCTGAATGAATTTGCAAGCGAGAAAGGCCAAGTCCATGCGGCAGCCCTGCTAGGCATGTCGCAAGGCGCTCTCAGCAAGGCGCTTGGAGTTGGCCGCTCGGTGTTTGTCACCGATCACGGCGACGGAACATTCAGCGCCGAGGAGGTCAAGCCATTCCCCTCCCAGGCCCAGCCAAAGCTGGCGTCCTGACGATGACTCACATCCTACCTATCCGAGCCGGCGGTCGTAATCCGCGTGGTAGCGGTGTGCATCCATCCAGTGGTTCCGCGCATGCGCGGAATTACTCATCCGCGAATTGGTGCCCATTGGCTCCGCACTATCAATCAAGAGCCAAGGGAAGGGCTCGTAGGCCAGCGCGCTGAATTGCACGCACAAAAAAGCCACCGGGCAGGGTGGCTGATTCGTTAACGCTAGGAGACCTGATTATGCACACCCATCGAGCGCGCTGCAAACCCGCTGCGCCACGATTTACGCACGCTGAAAACGTGGCGCGCGAATGCCTGGCGGTGAGGTCATGAGCGTTCAGGCCATGACCTGGGCGCTGGCTCAGCGCCTGGTCACCGACCCATCAGCACGGCATGTGCTGCTGTGCCTCGCCAACTATGCGGACAAAGACGGCAAGGGCGCCTTCCCGTCCGCCAACAGCCTTTCCGATGACACCGGCCTGGCGGTGCGCACCGTTCGATACAAGCTGGAGCAGCTGCAGGAGACCGGCGTTATCCGCCTCGGCAATCAGGCGATTGCTGCTGCCTACATTGATCGCGGCGACCGTCGTCCGGTGGTTTACGACCTGGCGATGGAGCGGGGTGCAGCTGATGCACCCCGCCCTCCACGACGTGCAACACATGCACCCCGTAACGCTGAACGGGGTGCAAATGAAGACAGCACGGGGTGCAACTCACGACCGAACGGGGTGCAAATGACGACCGAACGGGGTGCACCAGTTGCACCCAATCCGTCATTAAACCATCAAGGATCCGTCAATGATCCGAGAGAGGAGCGCGCACCCTTCGCGCTGGATCTCGAATGGCAGCCAGATCCGAAGCGGCTCAAGGCGGTGGCGTTTGCTGCTGGGGTGAGTGTCGATGCATGCCATGAGGCGCTGGGGTTGTTCGTGACCCACCGTGAGGCCGAGGGGCTGGCAAAGACTTCTGCCGAGTGGCATGCCGACTTGGTGAAGTGGGCCAAGCGTGATCAGGCTCATGGCGCCGGCAAGGTGTCCCAGCTTCGGCCGTCCTCGACCGCGCCGACTGATGACGACTTCGCCGGCACTGGCTGGCTTGGGGGGCGGCAATGAGTCGACAGGACAGCAAGCCGACCCACAAGCCTGTCGCGCGATCCGTTGGCGCCGTTGCTGGTGCGGTAATGGGGGGCGAGCGCGGTCGTAAGTCTCTGGCGCCGCGCAAGGCTGCCGAGGTGATTGCCGCCCTGAGCGAGGATCAGCGCGCCGCCGTCGAGGGGGTTATCAATCGGCTGTTTCGTGAGATTCGCGATGTTCGCCCAGCCTGGCGACAGGCCTGGCCGAGCAAGCAGGCAATGGAGTCGTCGAAGGTCAAGTGGCTGGCCGCGCTGATCGAGGCCGGCTGCACGGATTGGGAGGCTCAGATCGAGGTTGGCCTGGCCCGCTTGCGCGCCGAGCCGAGCGATTTCGTGCCGTCGCCAGGGAGCTTCGTTGCGTGGTGTGTGCCGACCCCTGAAGCGCTTGGCGTGCCGCCCGTTGATCGGGCGTTCGATGAGGCATGCCGCAATGCCCACACAGCGGTGCGCCAGGGTGCGAAATGGAGTCACCCGGTTGTTTATCACGCCGCCATCGACGTCGGGCTGGATGTGCTGATGTTCGAGCCGACCGCCCACAGCCGCAAGCTGTTCGACCGGAGTTTCACCGTGATGCTGCGCCGCGCGGCGATGCGTGAGCCGCTGAACGGAGCGGTGCCGCTGGGCATTGGCCACGACGGCGCCAAGACCCTTGCTCAGCTGGCCGAAGAGCACAGCCTGCAGCAGGCGCTGAAGCTGCGCGAGGCGCAGGGCATCAAGACCAGTGGCGAGGCGGCACGCGCCGAGTTGCTGCGACATCGCAACCGCTTGGGAGGTGCTCGTGGCTGATCAACTCGACGTGTCTGCATACCGCTTCGCTCTGTACTCGGGCGCCGAGCGTATTGGCCTGGCTGCTGAGCGTGGCCAGCCGGTAGCGCTGTTCGCTGACGAGGGCGCCGCCCGCGCTCATGGTCGGCGCCTGTATGGGGAGTTTGCCGAGGTGATCGAGCTCCCAGCTACGGCACAGGTGAAGCTATGACAGCCATCGCCTGGGCGCCGAAGAAAAACCGAGACGGCGCCATCGTGCCGAGCTGCTGGATCACCGATGCCGGTTACACGGTCGCGGAATACAACGTCGATGGCGCCAAGAGTTACACCGTGACCGCTCCAGGGCAGCAGGTGGCCACGGCCTACCGCCGCAGCCGTGAGGGTGTCATCACGGCGATCAATCAGCACATGGCCGGGGAGGCTGTGAGCAAGTTCGAGGAGGTGTCCTGATGGCGAAGCGTAAAACCAATCTGCGCACGGTGGCCGATGTGGTGCTCTGGTGGCTTGAGCGGCTGCTGGTCGATGTGCAGCGCTCTGGCAAGTACAAAGACAGCATGCGCTCGATGGTGCAGCGGCACGTTATTCCAAGGGTTGGCAAAGTGTCTGTGCGCAAGCTGGATCGGGTGACGCTCGACGATAAGCTGATCTGGCCGATGCACAACGAGGGGCTGAAGCCACGCACGGTGCAGAAGGCGGTGCAGGCGCTGCGGCAGGCCTTCGCGATGGCTGACGAGGCCGAGCACATCGACGCCAACCCGATGGTGGGCATCACCTTCCGAAACTTCTACAAGGGCAAGCTACGGCCGAAGCCGGCTGCGTTGTCGCGGATTGATCTGCCTGCTCTGGTGCGTCGACTGGTTGAGGTGTTCAACGCCGACCCGGTGCGCGGGATGTTGCCGCTGCTGATGCTGGCTTACGGTACTCGCATCACTGAGACGCTGCTAACGCGGTGGTCTCGGTTCTCGCTTGACGAGCGGGTGTGGTTCATCAGCGCCGCTGACCAGAAGTCGCGCCGAGAGCACCTGTTGCCGATCACGCCGCAAATCATCGGCCTGGTAACTCGCTACCGCGCAGCACTGCCTGATGCTCGTCTGCGCGCCATGTGGATGTTCGCGGTGCGTGGCGGCGGTCGAATGGCGGACACCAGTGCCCATGCCTTGATCCGTGAGGTCAGCGAGCGTCAGTGGACGAGTCATGACCTGCGCAAGCTGATGCGCTCCAGCCTGGCGGACATTGGTATCGATTACATGGTCGCCGAACACCTGATCAACCACAGCCTTGGCACGACCGCCGAGACGTACCTGAGCAAAGACGAGATGGATCGCCGCCGCGATGCCGTCGAGCGCTGGCATGCGCGTCTGGATGAGTGCGGTTTTACCGATGCTCACGGCGTGAATGTGGCTGCTCCTGCATTTCTACAAAACAACGCAATGCCGCTGGTGGCGGGCACTCCCGCCGATTCCTGCGTTTCTATGGGGAGAGGATGAAAAATGCTTGGATATACGACGAAGTCTGAGGCCATCGAAGCCGGCTGCACCCACTACGGGAGTTACTACGGGATCCCGGTCTGGATGGGCGAGGTTGATTCCGAGGCACCTCTCGTGTTCGCAAAGTGGGCGCCCCTTGATCTGCTCATCTTGCCGGTATCAATCGTCGAGGGGCTGCTATTTCTGCTGGTTCATGGCCGAGAAGCCGAACCTGTTTTCATGTTCAAGCTGCTGGGGAAGATCGAGCCATGAAGAAGCGCGAATACACGAACAAGCCGCTTGGCGACACTGAATGGCTGTTGGAGCAATGGGGATGGTGGCGAATGGATGGTGCCGGCGTGCCGGCGTGCATCTCGCCCTTGTATGCGCTGATCCGCGACAACACCGCCTGCTGTGGCGGTATCAAGCAGTACAGTCTTCAGGACGATACGGCGTTGTTTATCGATGGGGCGGTCGCCAGGCTGTCCGCCCGCGACAAGCAGATGGGCGATTTCATCTGGCTCTACTTCGGGGCGAAGTGGCCGGCGCTGCGAATAGGTCGCCAGGCTGGGCTGGGTGAAGCCAAAGCACGCGAGGTGATTAAGGCGGGCGTCGCCTGGATCGATTGCGCCCTGGAGAACCTTCGCGAAGCGGCATGAAAATAGTTCTTTCCGCGCGGATAAGCACATGGTTTTATGGCAGCGTGTCCAGGCCAACAGCGACTGACACCTGACTTCAAAGCCCAGCCATCGAGCTGGGCTTTTTCGTTTCCGCAGTGCCAGACCTGCTAAGTGCGGGTTCTTCCGTGTCTAGTAGTGGCGCTCTGATATTGAGAATTTTTCGTTGTTTTCTACTATTTCCTGTGGGCATTTTGCCCTAGGAGATAGACGATGAAATTTAAGTGGATTAATGGTTGGCTCTTGGTCTCATTTCTTTTGGCTTTTGGGGATGCGTACGGAGCCCCCCAATTCAACTACTACCTTGCAGGGTCGTCGTTTCAAGTTGATGCCACTAACTCGGAAGATAGGGCATACAGTTGCAGCATTTCGTATGTCCTGAAGTACGTCCAGCACGGTGAGGCCGGAAGCCAGAGATTCCAAAACACATTTGGCGTGAGGGGGAATTGGCAAGGTAATGTTCTACTCAACTCGACGGGTTGGGCGGCATCTACTCTCTCTTATGAAAATGTGAATATACGGTGTAACTAGCTCGATGAGCTGGCCCAGCCATTGCGCTGGGCTTTTCGTTTTCGGGCCATGCCCAACAGACGGCTCTGATCTGAGCCGCCTCAACTGACTGGAGAATCACGCATGGCAGAGCCGAGCAGCATTGCGGCGGTTGCCGTGCCTGGTGTTCTTGGTATCGGAGCTGCTGCGCTCATCCCAGGCGTCGACCTTAATGCCGTGATCGGTGCTTGGGCAGGCGCCTTGTTCTTCGTGACTTGGGCGAGTGACCTGTCGATCTGGTCGCGCCTGGCCTATCTGGTCGTGTCCTGGGTCGGTGGTTACTTCGTGGCAGCTGAGCTAATGGGGCGTAGCCTCACCCAGTTCTCTGGCCTGCCTGCTCTGCTCGCAGCTGCTCTAATCGTCACCGTTCTGATCAGCGTGGCCGAGTGGGTGAAGGGTGGGAAGATGCCGAGCTGGATCAGCGCCGCCCTTGGTTGGGCTCGCCACGCACTGAGCCGCCCTGGATCTGGAGGTGGCAATGGTTAGCATCGTCGTCATCGCAGTTGGTCCCGACTACTGGACGCTTACCGCCGCCGCGATCTGTGCAGCGATCAGTGGCAGGATCGTGACGTGGTGTCCGGAGCCTAGTCAGCAGTACAAGCTAGGCCAGTCGCTGCTTGCGTGGTTCATGGCTGCTTCAACTGGTGGGTATGCCCTGCAGGTCGGTCTGTCGCCGTTCTTCAGCGACCCTGTACCCGAGACACCGCCGATGCTGGTGGCCATCCTGCTGGTGGTCATGGTTCAGGTCTACCGGGCACGCGGCAATGTCGCTGCGTTCTTGCGTGTGGATTGGGGCTGATCGCCGGTCAAGCAGTTACGCACCGGTTTGGCGCGAGGGTGGCGGGGCCCCTGGGCACCACCCGGCCCCGCGGGGGAGGCGTTGAGCCGCGCGGTAACAGACAATTTTTCGATTTTCTAATGCTCCACCACAGCCCTTGTCGGAGATAGGCGCCAGGCCGCGTGGCTGCTGGGCTGCGTAGGAGTGCCCATGGTTGCGACCCTTGTACATTCCGGGCCGCGATTGTGGTCTATCAATGCACTAGCTGAAGAGTTCGGCATTGACCGCCGAACAGTGAAGAAGCGTGTCGACGGAATCCCTCCAGCGGGTGAGGTGAATGGCCATCCGGCGTGGCGACTTCGCGACGTAGCCGTGGCGGTAATGGGGCCGCAGGCATCGGTGACTATTGGCGGCCTGGCTCCTGACGAACTACCGCCTAAGGATCGGCTCGACCACTACCGCGCCGAGCGTGAAAAGATCAAATGGCAGGCCGAGGAGCGCATCAGCATCCCGGCGCCGGAGGTCGAGGCGGTGGTCGCCAGCGCATTCAAGGCGCTGAGCCAGGGCCTGGACACCATCCCTGACGTGCTCGAGAACGACTGCGCCCTCGGTGCAGCAGAGGTAGAGCGCACGATCGAAGTTATCGACGGCATCCGTGAAGGCCTGTATCAGCAACTGCTGGAGGTGTGCGGAGGTATGGAGCAAGACGATGCACGCGAATCCGGCTGATATCGTCCGCAACATCGCTGAATTGATCCGCCCGCCGCGCCGCATTTCGGTCAGTGCTGCGGCCGAAGATTACCTAGTGCTCAATGAGCCGGGCGGGTATCAGGGCAAATTCACGCTATCAGTCGCGCCATACATGCGCGAGCCGCTCGACCTGAAAGCTAGTCGCCGTTTTGAAGGCGTGGTGTTTGTTGGCCCGGCTCGGTCGCTGAAGACCCAGGCCCTGATCGATGGTGGTATGGCCTACACCGTGACGTGCGACCCTGGCGACGCACTGATCGTGCAGATGAGTCAGGAGGCAGCGCGCGATTTCTCACGCACACGTGTAGACCGTGCGATTCGCTACAGCCCAGAGATCAAGTCGCGGCTGTCGACCGGACGAGCGGACGACAACGTCTATGACAAGTTCTTCAAGAGTGGTCAGGTACTGAAGATCGGCTGGCCGGCGGTCTCGCAGGTCTCCTCGAAGTCTATCCGCTGGGTGGACATTACAGACTACGACCGCATTCCAGATGACATCGAGGGCGAGGGTAGCCTTTGGTCGCTCGCCTTGAAGCGAACACAGACGTTCAAGTCGCGTGGTATGTGCTGCGCCGAGTCGTCGCCTGGCCGAGAAGTGAAGGATCCGACCTGGCGCAAGCAGACCCCGCACGAGGCTCCACCTTGTACTGGCATCATCGGCTTGTACAACACTGGCGACCGCCGCCGCTGGTACTGGGCGTGCCCAAGCTGCGGTGAGTTCAGCGAGCCGGAGCCCGGCATCGGTTCGTTCGCACTGCCTAGCTTCGAGGAGCTGAAAGAAACGATCCGCGGCGCTGATCTGATGCAGTTGGCGCGGCGAAGCGCGTTCTTCGCATGCCCGCATTGTGGAGACCTGATCACCGAGCGCCACAAGCGCGAGATGAACAAGAGCGGGCTCTGGCTGATTGAGGGCCAGAGTGTTGATAAAAACCGCCAGGTAACTGGTACGCCTCGCGAGAGCAAGGTCGCCAGCTTCTGGCTGGGCGGCCAGGCCGCAGCGTTCCAGAGTTGGGAGTCGATCTGCCTGCGCTACCTCGAGGGCGTGCATGCGTATGTCACCACGGGCGACGAAACCAAACTGCAGGGCACGACGAATCTCGACCAGGGTGCGCCCTACATGCCTCAGCGATCCGGGGCGGTTCGGTCTGCTGATGTGCTTATCGATCGCCGAGAGGAGGTCATCAAGCACCAGGTGCCTGAAGGTGTCAGGTTCATGGTCGCGTCAGTCGACGTGCAGGCCGGTGGCAAGCCAAGGTTTGTCGTGCAGGTGCATGGCTATGGCGTAGGCGGCGAAGAGTGGGTGGTCGACCGCTACAACATCCGGAACAGCAAGCGCAAAAACGACGATGGCGAAGAGCTCCCTATCGACCCATCTGCCTACCTGGAAGACTGGGAAGCGCTTGTAACGGATGTGATGCAGAAGGCTTACCCGCTTTCGGATAACAGCGGCCGCGCGATGCTACCGGCCATTGTTGTGTGCGACTCCGGCGGTAAGGCGGGCGTGACCGAGAAGGCCTACGACTTCTATCGGAAGCTGAAGCGCCGCGGGCTGCATCGCAGCTTCATGTTGATCAAGGGCGGCAGCCAAGCTAATGCCCCGCGTATCCGCGAGAGTTATCCGGACAGCGAGCGCAAGGATCGCAAGGCGAAAGCGCGAGGTGAGATTCCTGTGTTCATGCTGAACACGAACCTGCTGAAGGATGCCGTAAACAACGCGCTGCAGAGAGACAAGCCTGGGCCCGGCTACGTTCACACCCCGGAATGGCTTGGCGAATGGTGGTTCGAAGAACTCACCTTTGAGGTGCGCACCCAGCGTGGCTGGGAGAAGCCAAGCAAGGGCGCCAACGAGGCCTTTGACCTCTGCTGCTATGCACTGGCCGGGGCGATAAAGCTCGGCATTGAAACAGTCGACTGGGCAAGGCCTAAGCCTTTCGCCAGGGCGTGGGATGAAAACCCGTTCGTACACCAGGTGGAAACCGTGGCTGTTGTCCTGCCGCGAGCAGTAGAAGCCGCTAAACCCACACCCAAGAAAACCGCCACCCGGCGGGTGCGCATGCAGGTATCACGCTGATGGCTTACACCCAGGCACAACTCGATCAGGTCGAGCAGGCAATCGTCGACCTTGCGCGCGGAGAGCGTGTCGTCGAGGTGCGCTTCGGCCCAGGCGACTCCACTCGCTATGCGACTGCAGAACTGCCGCAACTGATCGAACTGCGTGATCGGATGAAGTCCGAGATTCTGGCCGCCGGCAAGGGGCGCCGCATCCGCGGCTTCCGACTGAACCACAACAGGGGGCTGTGATGGATTACGAAACGCTCTCTGCGCGTGGCTTCCAGATCGGCGGCCGTCCGCTCGGTGCTGATGCCAGCTATGACGCGGCCTCTACTGGGCGCCGCCTCAAAAACTGGCAACCGGGATCACCTGGGCCGACTCGCGCTGCTGTCAGTCAGCTGACTACCGTGCGTGCTCGATCGCGTGATGCGGTGCGAAACAATGGCTGGATCAGCAACGGCGTTGGCAACTGGGTATCGAACGAGGTCGGAACTGGTGTAAAGCCGCGCTCGTCTGCTCCAGACAAGGCGTTTGCCGACGAAGCCAACAAGCTGTGGGAGTTGTGCGCCAAAGAGTTGGACTACGACGAGCAGCTCGATGTGTACGGCCTGATGGCGATGGCTGTTCGCAGCCGGAAAGAGGCTGGTGAGTGCTTCGTGAAGATTCATCACCTCGGCCTGGATAGCGGCAACCTGCTACCGATTCAGTTCCAGATCATCGAAGGTGAGCAGGTGCCGCACACTCTCAACGAAACCCGGGCTGATCGCGAGATCATCGCAGGTGTGGAGTTCAGGGCTGGCAAGCGCACGGCATACTGGATGCACCCGCGCCACCCCAACGATAGCGCGGCACTGATCAACAACACGCCAATTGCTGTTGCGGCTCGCGACGTCATCCACCACTTTGCGCCGCTGCGTGCTGGCCAGGTGCGCGGCGTGGCCGAGACCGTGCAGGCACTGATCAAGGCCAAGGACTTCGATGAGTACGACGACGCCGAGCTGACCCGAAAGAAAACGCGGGCTGACTACACTGGAGTTATCAAGCGGCAGAGCTTCGAAGAGTCTGACTGGGAGTTTGATCCCTTCACCGGTGATCCGCTCGAGCGAGACGGCAACAGCGCCGTAGTTAACATGCAGCCTGGTACCTTCCCGGCGCTGCTGCCCGGCGAGGAGATTCAGCTGTTTGATGGCGACCAGGGTGGTGGCTACGGCGACTACATGCGGCAGCAGCTCATGGGCGTGGCAGCGTCGCTGGGCGGTATCCCGTACGAGCTGCTTTCCGGCGACATGCGCAACGTCAACGACCGCATCCTACGGGCGATCCTTAACGAGTATCACCGCCGCATCGAGCAGAGCCAGTGGCTGTACACCATCCCTCAGCTCTGCCAGGGCATGTGGAATGCGTTCATCGACGCGGCTGTGCTGGCTGGCCTGCTCAAGGCGCCGGACTACGCCGAGAGGCGCCGTGAATACCTGCGTTGCGACTGGCGCCCACATGCCTGGGCCTACCTGCACCCCGTGCAGGACATTCAGGGCAAGCTGATGGAAATCGGCGGCGGCGTGAACTCCCGCCAAGCAGTGGTGGCCGCCCGCGGCTACGACGTGGAAGAGGTCGACGCCCAGAACGCTGCTGATACCGCGCGAGCCCGAGAGATGGGGCTCAGTTACACCCATGACCCCGTCCCCATCAAGGATGACGAGCCAGAGAGCAACCAATAGAGCCCGCGAAAGCGGGCTCTTTCATTTCCGGAGCACCCCATGCAGAAACCAACCAACATCCTGGCTCGGCTGTTTAGTCGCGGCCAGGGCGGCCCGCTGGTGTCGCAGATCTACAGCCGCGTCATCAACCGGCCACTGCTGGTTGAACCCGGCATGGCTGAAACCCTGATCGACGGCTGGCTCCGCGGCGGCGTGGATGCCGGGCAGGGCGGCGAGCCCCGCCAGGTGATGGAGAAGGTCGGCAACATTGCGGTGCTGGATGTATCCGGCCCGCTGATCGCTCGTGCCGTTGAGGATCCGGCGTGCGGTACCGCCCCGGTTAGCTACGAGAACCTGATGCTGGCTTTCGATGACATCGAGGCGGACGCCAATATCACCCACGTGGTGATTCGCCTGCAGACGCCTGGCGGCGAGGCGTCTCAATTGTTCGACCTGAGCGATCGAATGGCCGGCATGCGCGGCAGCAAGACGCTGATCGCCATGGTGGACGACTACGCCTATTCCGGCGGCTACGGCATCGCTGCGGCCTGTTCCGAGATCTGGGTTACCCGTACTGGCGGTGTCGGCAGCGTTGGCGTGGTGATCGGCCACAAGGATGTCTCCGAGCAGAACGCCCAGAAGGGTGTCCGCTGGACGTATGTGCACTCCGGCGCCATGAAGGTGGCCGGCAACCCCAACGAGCCGCTGAGCGAAGAAGCCCGCGCCTTCATGCAGGCTGAGTCGGATCGTATCTACGACCTGTTCGCCGGCAGCGTCGCGGCCTATCGCGGCATGGATCTGGAAGCGGTCAAGGCTACCGAGGCCGGGTTGTTCTTCGGCCAGCAGGCCATCGATATCGGCCTGGCTGACCACGTTGGCACCTTCCGCGAGCTGATGACTGAACTGCAGGGCGGCCGCTACGTGCGCAAGCGTGCTCATACCCCGGCGACCACAAGCACCACCGTTGAGGGCGCCGATCTGGCGCCGGCTGTCGATGCTGACCTGCAGGGCGATGACACGCAAGACCAGCCAGCTGTTGATGATCCGGCGGCCGATCAGGCGCCAGCCGATGATCCGCTCGATGCAGCCGCCATCGCCGAGCACTGCCTGGCCAACAACATGGCCGGCCTCACTGCAACTGGCATTCGCGAGCAGTGGACGCTGAGCCAGATGGAGGCAGCCACGACCCGTGTGAGCGAGGTGCGCAACCTGTGCGCCGCCGCCGGGATGCCGAAGCTGGCGGACGACTACATCAAGGCGGGCACTGGCGTGGAGGTCGTTCGGCAGGAACTGGCCAGCCGCCTCAGCGCCGGCCCGCACCTGAGCAACCGCCAGTCGGCGGGCAACCGCGAGGCACCTAGCCCCGCTTCCAACTACGCGGCCATTTACGCCAATCGCCGCAACGCGAGGTAACTCCATGAGCGTTAAAACCGAAACCCGTCGCGTTGGCGACTTCATGCTGAGCGAGGCCAACGGCACGCTCAGCCGCGAAAACATCGTGGTCGCACTCGGCACCCATGTGCCGGGCACCGTGCTGGGCAAGATCACCGCCGTCGGTGCGGATCAGGGCAAGTTCGTGGCGCTCGACCCCGCCGGCGAAGACGGCAGCGAAGTGGCGGCCGCGATTCTCTACGGCCATGCCAATGGCACCGATGTACCTGGCGTTGGGATCACTCGCCTCGCCGAGGTGCGCGCTGACCTGCTTGTCTGGCCGGTCGGTATCTCCGAAGCCAATAAAACCGCAGCGCTCTCGGCCCTGGCCGTCAGCCATCTTGTGGCGCGCTGAGCGCCCATCAGCACCGAACCGGCCTGACCATAGGAGAAAGCCATGCATCTCGATATTTTCAACGATGACGCTTTCAGCGTCGCAAGCCTGACCGCCGCCATCAACGACCAGCCGTTCGTACCTGGCCGCATTGGTGCGCTGGGTCTGTACAGCGAAGAAGGTGTGACCACCACCAGCGTCACCATCGAATTCAACCAGGGCAAGATCACCCTGGTGCCGGTTGGTGAGCGCGGTAAGCCTGTCAGCCCGCAGGCGCGCGATGCCCGCAAGCTGCGTTCCTTCGTCGTGCCTCACCTCAAGCGCGACGACAGCCTGATGGCTGACTCCATCCAGAACCTTCGGGCCTTTGGCACCGAAAGCGAAGTGGAAACGGCGCAAGCCGTGGTCAACCAGCGCCTGGCGCGCATGAACCGCGATCTGGATGCCACCATCGAGTTCCATCGCGTGGGCGGTATCAAGGGCAAGATCCTGGATGCCGACGGTACATCGGTCATCTACGACCTGTACCAAGAGTTCGGCATCACCCAGAAGGTCGTCAGTCTGGGGTTGGCCAACGCCAATACCAACGTGCGCAATAAGATCCTCGAGGCAGTGCGTACTGCAGAAGAAGAGCTGGGCGCCGCGATGGTCAGTGGCTACCGCATTTTCTACGGCCGTACCCTGTTCGACGAGCTCACTGGCCATGCCAAGGTCGAGAAGGCCTGGGAGCGCTGGAACGAGGGCGAAATGCTGCGCAATGACCCGCGCGGCGGCTTCCAGTTTGGTGGGGCCTTCCATGAAGAGTACCGCGGCAAGGTCGGTACCCAGGCATTCATCGAGGATGATGCTGCCTACCTGGTGCCGGAAGGCGTTGCCGATCTGTTCATCACCCGCTTCGCTCCGGCGGACTACATGGAAACGGCCAACACCCTCGGCCTGCCCAAGTACGCCAAGCAAGAAGCCATGCGCATGAACCGCGGCATCGAGCTGGAAGCTCAGTCCAACCCGCTGAACCTCTGCACCCGCCCGGGCGCGATCATCAAGCTGACCCGCTGATGAGCCGCCAGCAGCTCAAAGCCCGCGCCGCCCGCGCGATATTCCAGCGCATGCACGAGGCGGATTGCCGTGGCGATCCCCTGTGCGGCAGCTACCAGGAGGCCGGGCGCGCGCCGGTTACCGGGTTGCAGCTGATCGTGCTGCAGGATGTCGAGCGGGTTGGCGAGGACGGCGCACTGCTGGTCGACAAGGTGCAGATCAGCGCCATGGCTGCCGATCTACCACGCCTGCGGCGGGACGGCCTCTTCATCGTTGGCCAGCAGCGGTACCGGGTGACCGTACCGCTGCGCAACGATGGCGTAGTCGTCACCGCCGTGGTGGTGGATGCATGAGCGGGCTGAAGCTGTCCCTCAAGGGCGGCAAGCAGATGGCTGAGCGCCTGGGGGCTATGCCCGACAAGGCCAAATCAGTCGTTGTCATGGCGCTGAACGATACGGTGGAGACCTTGCGGGCTCATTTCCTGCGGGAGATCGGCAGCGAGGTCAACATCAAGCGCAATCTGCTCCGTGAGCGTGTGCGCATTACGCGGGCCACTCGCGGGCGAATGGTCGCCAGGCTCTGGGCGGAAAAGCGCGGCCTTGTGCTGAGTCATTTCCCCCACAAACAACTGTGGACGAAGGGCAAGAAAGGCAAGCGCCGTCCGGCCGGTGTGCGCGTGAACGTAGGTGGCTCGGCAAAGGTGCTCCCTGGCGCCTTCATCGTGGCAACTGCAGGGTCGGGCAGCACCAATGGCCTGATCTTCGTCCGCTATGGCCCCAAGCGCTCCAAGGAAGAGAGGGCCGGAAATGGCCCGTGGGGTTACGACATGCTGCAGCAGCGCATTCGTGCGCTGTATGGGCCGTCGCCGTCGCAGATCCTTGAAACCCGCAAACCGGATATGACTGCAGAAGGTAACCAGCTCCTGCGGCAGAACGTAGTTCGCCAGCTCGAAAGGGCCAAGCTATGACCAACCCGCTGAACGCCGCTGATCAGTCCTTGATAGATCAGCTGGGCACCATCTTGCCCGCCAACGGCTACTTCACCGACATCGGAACACGCATCCATGAGAAGTGGATCGGGGCTCTGCTGGCGGATGAGGACTTGGTTTACCCATGCCTCACTGTACAGCCAGATGAAACGCCGCCACCTCTCAAGGGCGCGGACTGCTGGAAATTCGCTATCGGTCGCAAGGTGTTGGCGTTGGTGAAGCCAAACCACCCTGACGGCAGCCTGCAAGAGCTGAACGACGTGCTGGCCGACCTTGCGCGCTGCCTGCACGTGCCTGATGGCACCCCAAACCCATGGGGCAGACCCGGGCCGCTCAGCGTTTTCGTGAAAACAATCAATCAATTCCTGCCGGACAACGAAATCCCGGTGGGCACTGTTTCTGTACCCGTGCTGATGCACGTCATCCTCCCAGGAGAGCAAAACCATGGCCGCTAAATCCAAAGCAAGTGCCGATGAAGAACCGACCAAGGAATTGGTTGAGGTGACCCTCAGCAAGGAACACACCCACAAACGCCAGCGACTCACTGCCGGCGACAAGATTCAGGTCACGCCCAAGCAGAAAGAGTGGCTGGAAGGCCAGGGTAAAGTCGGCGCGCCGAAAGAGGAGGTGAGCAATGTCTGATTTGCGCGGTGCCTTCCTTGGCGTTGGCAAACTGTATCTGGAAGATCTGGATGACCCGAAGGGGCTGATCTTCATCGGCAACGTCAGCTCCCTGACCTATGAGGCGACCCCTCAGGAGATCGAGGAGCAGGACTACACCACCCCTGGTGGCGGCCTGGATGCCTCGGTGCAGCGCATCAGCTCGTTGAATGTTAACTACAACGCTCGCCACTTCAAAAAGGACAACATGGCCCGTGCGCTGTACGGCAGCAGTGAGGATGTTGCCGCCGGCACCGCCACTGGCGAAGAGCACAAGGCTTACCCCGGCGCTCTGCTGCTACTCGGCAATCCGGGCGCTACCAATGTGGTTGTCACGCCATCCTCTGGTGGCACCCCTTTGGTGCTGGACACCGACTACACCCTCGACCCAGCAGGCTTCCCGGTGATTACCGAAGATGGTGCGGTAACCGACGCCGGTCTGGATGTGGAAGTGGACTACTCCTACGCCAAGCACGCCACCATCCAGGCGCTGGTGAAGTCGGGCAAGCGTTTCCGTCAGGTGTTCGTTGGCCTCAACGAGGCGCGTAGCGGCAAACCGGTGGTGATCGAGGTGTTCCGTGTGAACCACTCGCCTTCAACGCTGGGCTTCATCGGCGACGAGTTCCAGGGCATGGAGTTCACCGCCAAGGTGGAGAAGGACGCCACCAAGGTCGGCACTGGCCTGTCGCAGTACATGGTGATCAAGGACGTGGAGTGATCCTGCCTGGCCATGGATGGCCTTGTTGTCACATACGGTAGGGCTAGCAACAGGCGATTCAGTGCACCCACGATAGGTTGGTCTCAACTGGCCCAAAAGCAAAACCCCCGAAGCCGGCCAGCTTCGGGGGTTTTTATTTCCACCCCTTGAGAGAAGCAAGGAGCAGAACATTGTTCAATTATAGACCCAAGCATCGGGTCAAGGTAGATGGGAAAATGCATCCAGAAGATGCGGGTATCGTTGGTAAGCGCCTCGCCAATGCTGCATTGATAGCCGCGACCGGGTTCAGCCTTGCCGCGATGATCGCTGCGCTTGGTGTGCTGCTCGGTTGAGTTGGACGAGAAACAGAAACTCGATCGCGCTTGTCGCGCACTTGAAAACGGCAGGAAGGCAGCCAGTGCGAATGGTCGAGCGCTCACGCTATGGAAATCTGCAAGTCGGCGCTGGGGGACGAGGTTGACCACTTGCGCCACCAGATACAGCCCACGCTTGGGTTGTAATGGGTTCTTGCTGGGCTTGGCGCTGGATGGATTATCAGTGCCTAAACAATGATCCTGGTGGTACATTGTAATCGTCCCATTAGGAGGTGCCATGGCCGGCCCTACCCCCGAACTCAAGTCGAATGAGCTGGGAAAACGCGTAAAAATGATCGCGTCCAGCTACGCCGATACTGGAATTCTCAACGAAATCGCGTGGCAGGGTGCCTTCAGGGATTCGCTCGCGCTTGAGGGGACTCCGTCTGAGCCGGGAGCGCTCATCGCTCGCGGTGTTCTGCTTGGGCTGAAGCAAGACAATGAAGGCGTTGATCTATCTTTCGATAAGTACGCTACCCGCTACGGGATAGACTGGGGCTGGCATGCTTGTCGTGCCTCGTTAGCCTTATTCCTTGGTCGCCCTGAGTTCGTTGTGGACTTGATCGAATTTGGAGTGCCTGAGGGAGATATAGATGCCTGCTTAGGCGCATATAGCTACGCCAGCCAGGCTGGATTCATGATCTCGGCCAGCGAATACATCGCCAAGCTCAGGGTAATGAAATCGGAAGTCTTCAATACACCACGTGCTGAGTTTATGGATGAGGTTGTAATCGCGTCCGAGTATCTCCGTACTCATGGCATAAATGAGCGCGATCTGGCGGACAGGATCGCGGCCGGGTGGAAGGTTGCGTCTCGTGAGTCGAATGTGACAGTGCTTGGCAATGTCGATCTGAGCGCAAACGAAGAGGGGATTTCGTTCAATTTCTGCTTGCGCGCCGATGTGGATAGGTGCCTCGCAATCCAGCAGTTGATGGATGAAGCACTGATCAACAATTTTGACGATCCCATGTTTGAGCATTTGAGCGTGGGTGTTTTTCCTGCTGACATGGGACGTTGAGATGGCAGTAACCCCGGATGATTTCCTGGCGCTCAGCAAGGCGATCGATGGCAAGAGTAATTGCTCGGAGATTGAGCTAAGAAACGCTTACCGATGCGCTTACTACGCAGCTCATCACGCTGCGAAGCAGGCCCTGCCAAGACTGGGTTTGGCTCTAGCCAAAGCTAGCAACGGTGGATCGCACGCAGATGTTGAGGTTTCACTTGCTGCAGCAGGAACCTACCAGTCCAAGAGACTGGTAGCGCAGTTGCAGCGCCTGAAGCGAGTCCGCGTGGATTGCGATTACCATCTCGATAAAAATATTAACGCTAATGTGCTTGCTGTGCGGATGGCTGAGGCTCAAAACGCCTTTGTGCATTTGATGTCGCTAGGCGTTCCTAATGCAGCGGCGCTCGCAGAGTAGAAGCTCCATATCAGACACCTAACAAAAAGCCCCGCAAATGCGGGGCTTTTTGTTGGGCGGTGCAAACGGCTGCACGGCTGCCGGGTTAACTCATGCCGTCCTGATCCAAGCGAGAGCGTTTCAGATGTTCGACCTGCCCACGAATACGGCTAGGGAGGTCGTAGCTGATTTCAGCGTAAAGGCGATCCCCGCCGCCCGGGTACTTCAGGTGCCGCCTGGCGCTGTAGAAAATGCTGGCAAGCTCTCGCAGCTGACCAGCTTTCTCTGAGATATAGCCGTTGGTGCCGCGCATCTGATCACAGAGAAATTGCACTCTGCCCAGGGCTGCTGGGTTGGCTCCAACGTAATTGTTCCGCTTCAATACGCCTTCGAGTTCTTCGAGGGTCTTGAGTATGCGATCGAGGTCATCCATGCCTGTACCCTGCCACCTTCCGCCGGCTAGGGCGGAGATTGTTGAGTTGATCCATGTTCCCGCGCATCGCGGGGATGGCTCCGAGGCGAACCCGGAGCGCATCATCAACCTTTACTTCACCAAGGGTGGAGAGCTGGTCGCTTGTTACGACCCGCTTAACGGCCCGCTCGATGGTTTCCTAGCAGCGGACAAATCGGCCTAGTAGATCAACCCTTTGTTTGCGTCATCACGACGAGTTCCCACTTGATGTCTTTTTCCTGACAGGGGTGCTGAGTTTTGTTTTGGGGTGGGAAAGGATCCCCTTTGTTGGACGTAACTTCATCGCCACAGGCAATGCAGCGGTAAATGCCTGAAACAGGCACCTTGGCTGCTGGCCCGTACACGTGCGTCCAGTGCTCATTCTCAGGTTTGTTGGTCTGATTGACGTATTTCTTGGTATCTGGTGCGTAAAGAGCCATTCCGTCGTTCTCTTGTTGGGTGGAGGCACTACGCTACTACCTGGCTTGAGCGCTCGGTAGCTGGTGATACGTACAGGGAGGTCATGATGGGATTCAACGGATGGTCGCGGTGGTTTGAGAGGCTGGCTAGCGGCGAGCGAAGGGCTCGTTTGCAACTGGTGGCTTGGGTGGTGGTCGTGGTGCTGCTGGGGTTGGTGTTGGTCGTTATTCCGCCGACAGATTGAGGGGTATTGAGGAAATGATGAGGATCGCCCAGCGGGATATGGTTGCAGTGTTCGCCGCCGGCAGGCGGTCACAGTGCTCCACGGAGCCATTTTTCAGCATTGCCGGCCGCGACGAGCCGGCGCTGTTCATTGAGCTGTGGGGTGGCAAGCAGAAGGTCGGCTACGCAGAACTGCGAAAAGTAGGCGCCGAGATGCTCAGCCACCAGCGCCAGGCAGGTATGTACGAATTAGCGAGACTGCACCCGGCAGATTATCCAGACCCAAGTCCAGTAGTCGCGTTGTCAGGTGCTTTATGGCCTCGCCGGGAAGTTCTCGAACAGCTTGCAGCAGGGGACGCTTCTCTTCCTCTGGAAGGTCTGAACCTGCAATGCGGGCCTCGATCAACTGCTTGATGGTGTCTTCGTGGATCTTTACCGTGACCACTCCGAGGATCGCGCCGACACCGCCGTCATCGGCCAGGAAGTCCATGCCAGCGGCGGTGATGCGTTGCTGTCCTCCAATGCCCATTGGCTTGCCGCTGAACTTGGAGAATTTCGCGCTTACGAGATTGTGCTCGGTCAGGTAGAAGAGGTTGGCCACCCCGGCGGAATCTTCAATTCCAATATCACGTAGGACATTGAAAGTGGCTTCCGGATAAATGGCCGCCAGTGCTTTCAGTATCCGTAGCTGGATTTCCCTGTCGAGCATGACCGTTCCTCGTCTGGGTGGCTATTTCTAAGCGCGCTTCTGGAACTGCTCGATCATGTATTCGATGCGTGACTCGATTTTGTCGAGCCGAGCGTCGGTACTGGAGAGTTGATCGCGCAGTTCGCGGGCGTGAACCTCAAGGTTCATTTGGTGCAGATCATCGACTGCCTCCGAGCGCTCATGGGCTAGATCAAGCAGCATTTCACCCACCTCATGCAGAGGGGTGGTGGCACCCATATGCTTCAGCATTTGTTCGATGCTGATAGTCGCCTCAATGCGAGAAATGATCTCTGCATTAAGGGATCGGCGGTTTTCTTTGGCCGCTTGGTCAATCTTGGTACGTATCTCTGGCGGCATGCGCAACGCAAAAGGGGTGATGTCTCGGCTCATCGCAGGTACTCATAAAATAGTGAGTCACCATAGCTGCACGGCTTGTTGACAGCAATGAGTCACCGTGGATATAGTTTCACCGTGACTCACATTGGAGGTTCCCGTGAAGAAACGCGACATCACGCCATTCGGCTTGCGACTAGATCCAGAGAAGAAGGACAGAGTGAAGTCTGAGGCGCAGGCGCATAGGCACAGCATGAACACTGAGATTGATATGCTGATTGAGGACGGATTCAGATGGCGAGAGACGCAGCGGAAGCAGGCGAACGCCTGAAAAGAAGAAGCCCCGGCGTGCAGGCCAGGGCTTCGGATAACGTCGAAACTGTCGAGGTAAACAACGTCATGAGTAATGCTACCGCAATTCCGAAAGAAAACAATGCCAGGCCTGCCACTGTGGATTTCCATGGACAGCCCCTTACGGTTATCACGGCAGGTGATCAGCGCCTGGTTGCAATGAAGTCAATCTGTGATGGGATTGGGCTGGATTGGGCGGCGCAGTTCACCAGAATCAAGCGGGACGAGGTTTTGCATTCAACCATTGTCGTCACGACAACGGTTGCTCAGGACGGCAAAAGACGAGAGACGGTGTGCCTTCCATTGGAGTACCTCAACGGCTGGCTTTTTGGTGTCGAAGTGAGCCGGTGCCGTGAGGAGATACGCCCGACGCTGATCAGGTACAAGCGCGAGTGTTACGCTGCCCTCGCTGCGTACTGGAACGATGGAATGGCGGTTCGCACACATGACCGCGATACCGCGACCGTAATTGACGAACTGATCGGCATGACCGAGGTGAATGTCATCAGGGGCCTGATACGCGACAAGGCGAAGGTGATCCCAATTGATCGCCGCCGCGGATTTCAGTTGGCGATGCACAATCGCCTGCACACCCGCTTCAACGTGCCAAGAGTCGAGCTGATACCAGCGCAGCAATTCGATGCGGCCTGCAACTTCGTCGCCGCCTATGCCCTTGAGGGGGAATGGCTGCCAAAACGAGAGGTGCTTACTTCTCGCGAGATATGCGACTGGTCGAACATCAATTTCATGATCGCTTGCATCGAGTACTGCCAGGAACGGTGGGAGCACTATCACCTGTACACCCACCTGAGCGGCTTGGGCTGCAAAGGTGGCTCCGAGATTGCCAGCATGCTGTGGGATGGCCTGGGTTCAGCCCGGCACGTAAAGAAGCACTGCGCGGAACAGCTCGCGCTGCTGGACGCCCGGCTCCGCTGACACACTGAATGCGATTCACAATGAAACCCGGCCTACGCCGGGTTTCGGTGCTGGCGTTGATCGGCTAGAGTCCCTTCCATATTCATAGGGAGGGAAACCTGATGCAGTGTCCAGCATGCGAGCATGAGGCGCCGGCGGCGTCGTTCGGTGATCCACTGCGATGCCCTGAATGTGGGGCGTTTTATGAAAAGGCCGTACAGCTCAAGGCGAAGAGGGATGCAATGGCCGTGACGACCGCACCCAAGGTGAAGCCTGCGCTAAACCATGGTGGGGTTGCACCAACCAATATAGGTACCCCTGAAGCAATCAAGGCTTCGAATAGATTCTGGGGGCGTGTGTTTGCTGTTTTTGGATTGATAGTTGTGTCTTTGACTATCTACAAGAATTTCTTAGAGCCCGCAGGGGTTAAGCTGCCTGTGCCAGCCAAAGAGCCTTATCTGGCGCCGATTGGGGAAGGTGCAATACCTGCGCGAATTGGTTGTGATGAAGGGTGTGACAGGCTCAACTTATTTGAGCGGTGGCAGCCGTATTTACATAAAGTTGTGGAAGTTCATCGCAGGCAAGAGAAGTGTCGAAAGGTTGAGTATGTCAGTGTCTCGAATGAGAGCTCACCAGATGATCCTGTATTCTTTGTTATGTGTGAGGACGCTAAAGGGAGAGCCTACAATACTGAGTATAAGAGGTCTGACGTTGAGGCAGGCCTTGTTGCTCGAGGCGATGATGTGAGCCAGCGCTATGCGCTCAGTGCTTGTGAAAAAGAGCTGCCTAGGTACTTCTCAGGCTACTTCAAAGGCGCCGTAACAAAGACTGGATTCTATGTTGCTCCGAATGGCCGCGCGCAGGTTTTTTATGATCTTGTGATCGCAGGCCAGCCCAGATCAGGAAGGTGCCTGGTGGGGCATGACTTTGTTGAGTTCACCGTGGTGAACTGACTTTTTCATAATTCCTAGACCCGCCTCGGCGGGTTTTTTATTGTCCGGAGATTTTCCCATGACTGACCTCGCCGCCAGCCAGCCTGTGAAGGTTGGCTCGGGCACGGCTGCCCGCGACATTCTGGTGTATGAACTCACTCCGTTGGAGTACCGCAAGATTCTGCTCGGCACGGCCAGCCTGGCCGATGATGCAGATGTCGAGAGCATCGCCCGTTACCAGATCGACCAGGCGCTGCTGGCTGATGTAAGCCTGAGCGACCTGGCGCTGTTCGTGCGGCTGCCTGTGGCTGAGTTGGAAGTGCTGCCGGCCGGCGCGCTGAAGAAGCTGCTGGCCAAAGCCAAAGAGATGAATCCGGATTTTTTCGACGCTCTGGCGCGCCTGGCCAGCCTCCAGAGCGCGCCCTCGCCGACCTAGAGCGCAGCCTCGCTGCCCTTGGCCGCCTCGGTCATCCCAATGCAATCCATTACCCATGGCGCATGTTCCTGCGCTGTCTTGAGGTGTGAACCATGACTGACGTTGAGCTGCGAATTACGGCGGATGCCGGTGATGCCAGCAAGGAGATTAGCGGCTTCCGCAAGGAATACGCCGAGCTGGTAAAGGCGGTGGAGAAACCGCTTCGCCAGATCGATGCGCTGCAGAAAACGACCGAGAATGCCAAGGCTGCTACCGCCGCCTATTTCGATGCCAAGCGCCGCGTGGATGATTTGAAGCGCGCCATCGAGCAGGCCGGCCAACCGGTGAGAGAACTTGACCGCGCTTACGCCCAGGCCCAGCGCACCCTGGCCAGTGCAACGCGTGAGTTCGACCGGCAGAAAACCAAAGTGCGCGAGCAGCGTGCCGAGCTGAAAGCCGCTGGTGTTGACGTGCGAAACCTGGCTGCCGAGCAGCAGCGTCTGCAAGGCCAACTCGGTTCTGCCATTGGTATGGGCCGAATGGATTCGCAGATCAAGGCTGCGACTGATGCTTTCGGCATCACCCAATTGCGTAACCTGCGCACCCAGTTGGTGGCTTTGGATGCCGACTATCGCAGGTTGACTGCATCCGCCAACCTCTCCGCACGCGAGCGTATCACCGCCGAGATCCAGTACCAGGCCCAGGTCAACAAAACCCGTGCGGCGATTCGTGAGCTGGAGACCGGTAGTGAGCAGGTCGGCGGTAACCTCCAGGCGTTGGCCTCTCGCCTGGCTGTTGTGGTGGCGACAGCCTACAGCCTTGAGCGCGGTTCGCGTGCCTTCTTCGACGTGGCCGATGCCGTCGTCACGATGGAGGATCGCCTGCAGGCGGCTACACAAAGCCAGGACGAGTACGATCGCTCCCTGGCTCGCCTCGAGGAAACGTCGAAGCGCGTGCGCATCCCGCTGGCGGCTACTTCGGAGCTCTTCCTCAACTCTGTTCGTCCGCTACGTGAGATGGGCTTCTCTGCCGCTATGACAGCGGACATGGTAGCTGCACTCTCGGCCGGCTTGGTGACCAGCAACGTCAAGGGCCAGCAGGCTGAAGCGGTGATCAACCAGCTGAGCCAGGGCTTGCAGACCGGCACTATTCGCGGTGAGGCCTTCAACGCCATGCTGCGGAACGCGCCTACACTGATCAATGCCTTGACCGAGGGCCTTGGTGTTAGCCGCGCCGAGTTGATCCGCATGTCTGCTGCCGGAGAGTTGACGACAGATCGCTTTGTAACAGCTCTGAGCAAGCAAGCTGAGCAATTGCTTGAACTGGCTGACAAGATGCGTAGCACTGTAGGTGATGCACGCAGCACCAACACCGATGCGATCAATAAGGTGGTAGGTGCTATTGACTCTCTAACAGGGGCTTCTGACGCTGCAATAAAGCGTCTGGATGATCTGTCCGTTGCGCTGGATAAGGCTGCGGAGGGGGATGGCAGAGGGATCGCAGATTTCATATCTGATCGAACCAAATATTCCTGGTTTAGCGGTTTCTCGCTTTGGATCGAGGGGTTCAAATCTTGGTCAGACGCTGGCATGGAAGCCTCCGAGACGGTTATCAGCGCCGAGCAGCAAGCGGCTGATCGCTCGCGTGAGCTGGAAGAGCAGAGCCTGGCTGCCAAACGCGCCTACGCTGCCGAGTTCAACCAGATCAGCGCTGACCTGGCGGTGAAGTTCAAGAACGCTCTCGATGACCAAGTGGCAGCCCAGCGCAAGGCCAACAGCGAACTTGGCAAGGCGCGCAATGCGCAGCTGGAAACGGAGAAGCGTTACAAGTCTGCTCTCGAAAAGCTTCGGGTTGGTGCCACAGGCCCAGCTAGTTACAACAATGCGCAGACCCTGCAAGTGGCTGCACGCGATGCATTGCGGCGCAACGATGTCGAGGGGGCCAAGCGTAACGCCCAGGCAGCGCTGAAGATGCTGACCGAGCTGGCCGAGGCCGGTGAGAACACCTACGGCTTTGCCGGAATGATCCAGGGGCTGCAGGCCATCGAGCAGAAAGCCGACAAGATCAACGTCGACAAGGCCGAGAAGAGCTTCGAGGCAGCAAGGAAGAAAACTCAGGAGTGGAAGAAAGAACTCGAAGCGCTGAAGAACTTCACCATTGTCCCTGAAATTTCTGACCAGGCCTTGGCTGATGAGGCCGCCAAACTGCGCAAGTGGGCACAACAGATCGGCCTCGATATTTCCCTCGCCCCACGTGTGCTGCCCAGTGATACGCCGACCAGTGCACTGGGTGCAGGCCTTGGCGCGACTCAGCCGTCGGTAATCATTGACCCGAAGGCGAAGCCCGCGCCGGCGGCCGCCGTGCCGGTTCCGGCAAAGCCGCAGTGGGTGAGGGAGGGCAACACCTTCTCCGACCCCGTCGAGGTGGCAGCCAAGCCCAAGTGGGTGCAGGACGGTAATAGCTTCGGCGATGCCCTCCCGGTAGAAGCCAAGGTGGTGGGTATTCGCCAGGACGGCGAGAACAGCTTCACCAACCTGCCGCCAGTCGATGTCGAGCTTGGCATCGACGAAGCCTCTGCGGCTGCAGCGGTGCAGGCGGTTGAGGGCATTGCCCAGGTGTTGCGGCAGAAGCTGCAGGTGCCTATCAGCGTTGGGCCGGTCACCAGTGGCCCGCAGGATGCTGCCGGCTTCTCCGCCGGCGGCTGGACTGGCCCTGGCAGCAAGTACCAGCCGGCCGGCGTGGTGCATGCCGACGAGCATGTGCAGCCCAAGGAGGTGGTGAACGAGCCGGGTGCGCTGCCGTTCCTCGAGCGCATCCGCCGCCATGGATTCGGCAACACCATCAGCGAGTTGCGTGCGCGGATTGCAGCAGGTCAGCGGGGTTATGCGGCTGGAGGGCTGGTTACACCAAGCCGCCCGGTGCCGACCATCCCGTCTCTGGCTCCGGCATTGCAGGAGCAGTTGGCCGGCCCCGCTTTCCCCGATCTAGGGCGCGTTGTTCTTGAGGCGGGCGGGCAGGAGTACGTGCTGTATGCGCCGCCACAAGAGGCGCTCAACCTACGCCGGAATGCCCTGAAGTTCGGCGGCACAGCCCGTCGTAAATAGCCCGCCTCGTGCGGGCTTCGTTTTTCTGGAGCCCATGAATGTCTCTACCACGGATCATGCTCGGCGGTGTCGAGCTTGTGCTGCACTCTGGCGCGCCAGTTGAAACGCTGGAGCCGCTTGGGGCGGGCAGTCAGCTGTTACGCATGAGCGACGGGGCGGGCGTGATTCAAACCCACTTCGAGAAGATGGCCGGCAGCATCAGCGGCCAAGGCTGGATGCCACCGGGCCTTTCGGGTCTGAGCTACAGCCTGCCCATGGAGCTGCGCAGCACCAAGGTTGAGAGCATCGGCGGTGATGGGTTGGTGCATAACCTGACCAGCACCCCTCGGCCTGATTTCCCGCCCTGGGGCCTGGCACTGGTTGGCCGTGAATGGGTGGACACACCATGCACTGTAGTGGGCGGCGTTGCCACTCTGGTTGCGGTGCCAGGCGCTACAGCCTATCGCGTCAGCTGGATGCCCGTGTTTTCGGTGCGTGCTACTCGCCCGAGTGAGAATCAGGACTCTGGCGGCAACGTGCACAGCTGGTCGCTGAACTGGGAAGAGGTGTAACCCATGCTGATCGGAGCTCAGCCGCTGGCCAGCGGCCCGCTTGCTGTCGCCGTGGGTTCCGCCTACGAACCGGTATATGTGGTGCGTGGCCAGGCGTTCAACTGGCGGCTGCGCCTGCTCGTGGATGGTGTAGACCTGACCAGTCAGCTCACCGGTGTGATCGACACTGATCGCGAGGAGGGCGCGGCTGGTGTTGGGGGCTTTGTGCTGTACCTGCCGCCAGGCCCGGTGGTGCCGGATGACTGGAAGGGCAAGCCGGTGACACTGGATTTCATCAGTCGCAACCGTGATGGCGTAATCACCGAGAAGCGCCTGTTCACCGGCAAGATCGAAATGCCCGAATGGGATGCGACCTGGCGCCTGCTGGCTTGCGATTGCAGCGACCAGCTGCAGCAAAAAGTCGAGGGCATGCCGATCGAGACAATCGACAGCATGACCGGTGGCCACTGGTCGGCGGATCTGTTCGAGCCCGTTACCGGGCGCAGTCGCTGGGACTATGCGCAGGAGCGCATGCAGAGCAGGGCGGCCAGCCTGGATTGTTCGCCAACCGGTGATGTGCGCGTGACCGACTGGGCGGCCGCTGCTGTGCCGCACTTCGTGTTCGGCCCCGGCACCACGTTGTTCGATAGTGTGCAGATTGACCTGCAGCCGCTCGGAGCCGCCACCAACCGCTTGGAGATCGAAGCCGGCTACCGCTTCCCGCGGTTATGGCAGCACATCCAGGGCTTCGGCTGGACGCACCCGGAGTACACCAACACCGGCATCCCCGGCTTCTGTAACTGGCGCACGTACACCAGTGACCTGCCCACCACTGAGATGATCACCGACGCCATCACTGGCGCCGGCCTGACCATGGTGGGCGCCGTGGGGGGTTACAAGCTGCCGCCGAGCATGGCCAACCCGTGCGGTGATGGCAACGCGTGGACGAACACCTTCGACAACCTCTGGCTGAGCGCCACGGCCAGCGGCGGGCGCCGCTGGGTGCAGCAAGTGACCGAGAGTTACAAGCTGCTACTGACAGCAATCGGTGGTGAAGACGAAGCCACGCAAGTGATCGCCCGCGACAGCGGTAGCGTGGCTATCGAGAGCAGCCAGGCGGATGAGTGGGAGTCGAGCAAGCCGTCATCGTCCGTGCCGGACGTTGTCGATTTGTCCGATGAGGTGCGCCGCACTGCTGCGCTGTTGACGCTGCTGTGGGGTGGGGCGGTGCAGCTGCTGAGCGCGCATCGTGGCACCACGCTGAGCTGGCAGGTGCCGACCGACCTGGCCTTGGGTGTTGACCTGGTGCACACCCTGCGTCTGGAAGACAAAGCCCTGGCGCAGGGTAAGTGCCGACGCATTCAGCACCGCATCGACATCGAGGGCGGTACGGCGATCACGACGATCAGCGTAGCGATCAGTCGCGGCGGTGGCGTGGGTGACCCGCTCACCGTTCCGGCGCGGCCCGACACCAGTTTGCCGCCCATTGAGGGTGGTTCGATTCTGGTCACCCAGCTTGGCGGCCGGCTGAATGACCCGATCACCGGGCTGCCCATCCCACCGTATGACGACGGGCGCCTGGGCTTCTCCGGCAACTGGGACGTGAAGGACGATTTGACCGCCGAGGACTTCCCGCGCCGGTTCGATGTGGAGGCGGTGGAGATTCCTGAGATCTACCGCGACGAGCGTACCGGTGAAGTGACCGCACATTACCGGGTGGCCATTCCCAATGACCTGCTGGAGTTGTAGCGATGGCGACACTTGCGCAACAACGCGCCGCGATTGCGGCGGGTATGCGTTCATCCCGCCAGGGTACTAGCGAGGCCTCTCGCCGGGCAACCGGCGAGGCGATGGTGAGCCGCCGCACGGGGCGCGATGAGGTCGATGACCTCAATGCCGTTATCACCCAGCCCCGCCAGCGCACGACCCTGCGTACCGTCGAACCGCGCGGCAGCGTGCCGGCGCAGGTGGGGCGGGGTAACTACACGGCGCCGCCGGCTGCCGGTGCTGGCTTGGCTAGTCCGGTAACTGAGCCGAGCTTTGCTGTGCGAGAGTTCTGGGCGAATGGGTTGGCGAGCAGCGACGGTCTGTTCTTTCTGCCTGCGCCAAAGAAAATCGTCATGCAAGACGCCAACGGTGCCGAAGCCGTTTTCGAGTATGCGCAGCCTGTGGTGCCCAGCCCATGAACCCAGACAACGTACCGCCGTGGGGTTGCCCCTGGCACGGCCTTGTGAAGGGCGCGCGCGTGCAATTGCCCAACGGCAGCTCCCGGCCTTACTCGCAGCCTGGTTCAACAATCCACAACATGTCGGGCAACACGTCCTTGCTTGCATGTCCTGGCGTGCCGGTTGTTGAGCGAACCGAGGAAGAGGCAGCAGCCGATGCTGACGCCGGCATGCAGTGGTGGAACGTCGCGGTGCTGGCTGGCAATCGGCTGCATGGTCGCGAAATGCCGGCCGGTGGGTGGGTGTATATCGACCCTGCCGGTGACCGCTGGCTTGTGGCGCTGAGCTTGTCCGGCGCGACGGGCGGCGGCACTCGGAATCTCACGCTACGTCGTTTCGGCGTGCTTGGCGGTGCGCCGACTCAGTACGTGTATAGCGTGACCGTACCGAATATGGGGCAGACCACGCCGGTCATTTCCGGTTCTGACGGCACTCTGTCTGTATTGCGGCATCACAGCAATCCGACCGGGAGTGCTTCGGTGTTCGAAGTTTCGGTTGGCTTCGGTGCATCTTTGCCTGGGCAGCCAGATGCCAACCGCTACTGGCCGCGCCGCCCGTGCGGCTGGGTTGAAGTCCGGCTGAGCGGGCCGGGGGCGGAATGCGAGGTTGTGATCGAGGTACTGAAGACGCGCGCCCAGGCGCTTGGTACTGCCTACTTCGATGATTTCGAGTTGTCGCTGGAAACGTACTGGCTCGTCGAGGAGCGTGATGGCGGTGGCGCGCTGACCGGTACACGCCTGACGACAGACTCGCCGCCGCCCGGCACCACCAACTCGGTGGCGGTCTACCATGCGATCAGCGATGGCGCTGCGCTCAGTTCGGGTTTCGACGACTACGTGGTCGGCATGTGGTACGACAATGCTGGGGTAAGGCATGAGTTGACGGCGTTTCGGCATGTTGAGATGACGCTCAACTCGCCGCCGATAGAGCATGAGGGGCCGACCTGGTTCCCGGCCGGCAGCACGATCACGGGCACATTCAGTATCACGCAGACGACCACGATGTTGATCAGGTTCGGTTACCTGCTCGATGGTGTAGAGGTCTATGCGCAGGAATACAACGCCGCCGAGAACGCGGAATATGATGTGGTGCTCAACGGTTCTGATGCTGTGCAGTCTGGGAGCATTTCCGCGACATTCGACCCTGGGATCACAATAACGGACGGCTACGCGACAACGGTGGCGCCGCGTCCGCCGACAGGGCTGTCGCTTGGCGGGTCGCGTTACTTGGGTGCGCCCAGCGCCTGGAACGATCCCGGTCTCACACCCAGTCGCATTTCGCTGAATTACCGTTGGGGGTTCGAGGTGCCTGCCGCTGGCCAGCTGCCCCCGGCTGTTAATTTCGCGCTGTATCGCTTCTGCAACCAACTCTACGGCGTTGTGAACTGGCATTTGCCGGATTCCGGCCCGCCGTTTCTCTATCGCTACCACTACCTGCCGGCTGTCGTGACGCCTGGCGGTTTGGGGGCGCTGCCTGAGATCGACACCACACAATCGCGCGGCACTGCGTTTGCGCAGTTCGATGTGCTGGCCTACGGCAGCTGGTGCCCAGTTACCGCCCAGGCCGCCCGAGACACTGAGCCCGTCTGCTTCACCTGACTGGAGACTTGCATGAATTTCGTAAACAACTGGCTCAGGGAAATCACCCTGGCTGCCGGCGAGTTCGAGTGCCCGCTTGATTTGCCGGATGGTACGTATCGCCTGGTGCTTGCCGATGGGATCGGCGTTGCGGCAACTCGCATCGAGGTGATCGAGGCATACGTGGTCGAGGGTGTTGCCGAGCTACAGCGCGGCCTTGAGGGCACCGAGGATCAGGATTGGGGCGAGGGTACCGTCATTCATAGCACCCTGACCGCCGGTGTGCTGCTGGATGTGTTTTCCAGGTTGCAGGAATTGGATGCACGCGTGACGGCCCTTGAGCCGAGTACTCGTTTGTATCTACGCATCACGTTCACTGACTGGACATACGGTGCTTACTCGCGAATCACGAGCGTCGCGGCTTATGCCGGGGGCGAGCAGGTGCAGGAGCTTGACCTGTCGCTCTTCGCGCAAGCAGAAGGGCAGGGAGGCTCATACGTCGACTCATCACCGGGCGGTGTCGTGATCGGCACAAACGATCCCACGGCGAACATCGATTGCGGTGCAAATCTCGATGCCGGGTGGGACGAGCTACGAATCACTATCACTGATAGCTATGGCTTCGGGGCCGATGTTGCGGTGCTGACCTCTTTCTCGCCCGAGAACATTGTTTCTAGCGACTCGTTCCCGACGAACGGAGCCGGCGGCATCGATATCTCGCTGCCGCTCGTATAACCCCGCAACCGGGAGACCCATATGCAGCCCGCCTGCCTAGACCTGCCCATCATTCCGGGCGCTACAAACCGAAAACCGCTATTCCTGCTCCAGCCGCGCTTCGAGCGCAAAGCCATTACCGAGGTGCAGAAAACCCCGTCACTGAAACTGACCGTCCCTGAGCACGGCCTGGTCGCCGAGTGGCCTTGCTGGGTTGAGGGGGTGTCCGGCTTCAGCGCGCTGAACCGCCAGCCCCCGCAGCAGGCGCCCTGGATGGTCGGCGTGATCGATGCAGACACGGTAGAGATTAACGCGCTGAACGGCGCAGAGCAGAACGGCCGCGGCGGGTGGCTGATGTATCAGCCAGGCGTCGACCTGACCGACGCAAGCGCCAAGCTCACTCTCACGGGCCACGGCTACAGCCTTGAGCTGACCATCGCCAACGAAGGCCTGCAGGTGCTCGGTGTGGGCCGCCTGATGATCGTGCTCACACCGGCACAGAGCGCAGCCATTCCGTTGAATGGCGTGACGTACACGCTCGATATCACGTGGCAGAACGGCGACGTAGACCGCTGGCTCGATGGGCCGGTGAGCGTTCGTAGAGGGGGTAGCCATGGCTGCTGCACCTGATGTGCTCGTGCTTGGTGAACCGTTCGTGCTGCTGGTTGAGCCGACAGCAGCGCCGGCCGTGGTCGTTGCGGCAGGCGGGCAGGGGCCGCCCGGTCGCAATGGTGTCGACGGCGCAACGATAAGCCCAGACCCAGGAAACCAGATTCAGAACCGCCCGACCGGGCTCTACGTGCCGCCCGCTGAGTGGGTCGGCACCGAATGGTAATCAGGAGGCCGCATGGCTCAAGTTCGATTCTTCAAAGTCACTACGCTGCCGGGTTCTCTGCAGCCTGACTCGTTCTATTTCGTCGAGAACGGCAGCTATGCCGAAAGCTATCTGACCAACAGCTCCGGCGTGGCACGGGCGGTTGGCAACTCGGCAATGATCAATGCCCTGATCAGTGAGGCCCTGGCCAACTGGTCGGGCGTGGCCAGCACGGTGCAGATCGTCGCTGACATCGCTGCCCGGGATGCCCTGATCGCCACGCTCGAAGCCAATGCGATGATCCTTGTGATCGACGCCACGGCCGACCCCACCGTCGATGCTGGTTCCGCGCTCTATGCCTACGACGCGACGGCGGAAGAGACCTACAAGGTCGCCGAGTATGAGTCGATGGACGTGGTGCTCCAGTGGGCTGATCTCGTGGGCGGCCCGACTTCTACCCCGGCGCAGATCGACAACAGCGTCAGCCTGGCTCACAGCCACTCGAACAAATCGACGCTGGATTTGCTGGGAGCAGACGCTGACGGGCTGCTTTACAACGGCCAGGGCGTGACCACTCGCTGGACAAATAACAACTGGTGATCCTATGGCGGTGATCAAGCATCACAAGTTTGTTGCAGTGCTGCCGGCGACGCTCGAGGCGAACTCAATCTACTACGTGCGGGTGGGCGCTGGGTTCGATATCTACGTGACAAACAGCAGCGGAACCTTGATTGCGTATCCGCTCAACCCCAGCGTTCAGCAAACACTGCACGTCCGCGACGAGAAGCCGACCGGTACAGATGGCGGCACCTTCACTTCCGGCGCTGATCGCACGCGCGACTTAAACACTGTTGTCACGAATACGATCACTGGGGCCAGCTTGCTTGGTAACCAGGTGACCCTGCCATCGGGAACCTACGACATCGAGGCTTATGCGACGGCCTATCAGGTTGCGGCAAGTAAGGCTCGACTCACGACATCTGCTGGCACTGTCCTGCTTGTTGGATCGAGCGCTTATGGAGGGGTGAACACGGCGGCGAACGTAGCGTCTTTTGTCCGGGGAAGGCTCGTGCTGGGCAGCACTACCGTGATTGAGCTTCGCCATCAGTGCGGAACCACCAGCGCCACCAACGGCTTCGGGCGGGCGGCATCAATTGCCGGCGCCGTGGAGGTCTACAGCGACCTCCAGATCAAAAAGGTATGAGTATGGACATTGCTCTGGCCATAGATGCCATCGTCCCGTCCGCCAAATACGGTGGCAGCGTAACCGACAACACCCGTGAAGCATTCGATGCGCTCAGATGGGAGGACTCCAGGCCGCAGCCCACCTGGGCAGAGCTGGAGGCAGTGGTAATCCCTGTGGCCGCGCCGGGGACGATTACTCGCCGACAGGCCCGTCTGGCGCTACTGCAGGCCGGCAAGCTCGCCGCCGTTGAGTCCGCCATCGCAAACATCGCCGATCCTGCTCAGAAGATGGCCGCCCAGATCGAGTACGAGGCCGAGACCTGGAAGCGTGCGAATCCCTGGATTGAACGAACGGGACAAGCGGTTGGCCTGACCCCCGAGCAGATCGACGCCCTATTCATTGCCGCCGCGACTCTCTGAGTCGACTTCCCACCTGAGCCCCGCCATCGAGCGGGTTTTTTGTGCCTGGAGAAAACCAATGGCTCGAATCTCTGCTGCCCAAGCGGGTGGCCCGAACGTGCTCGCCTTTTTGGACATGCTGGCCTGGTCTGAGCTGGGGGAGAAGATCCTGGCGCAGTCCGACGATGGCTATAACGTCATCGTCGGCTCTTTGCCCGGTCGCCTGATCACCTTCGATGATTACTCGGCGCATCCGAATCGGCTGGTGCAGCTGTCGCGTTACGGCATCGCGTCGACTGCTGCTGGCCGGTACCAGTTCCTGTACCGCACCTGGCACGCCATCGTCAGGGTCTACGGGTTCAAGGGTCGCTTCATTCCTGAAGCCCAGGATCTGGCTGCCGTGAAGCTGCTGACCGAGTGCAAGGCATTGCCAGCGATCAAGGCCGGTCGCATCGCTGATGCCATAGCTCTGGCTGCGCCGATCTGGGCCAGCCTGCCAGGAGCTGGTTATGGCCAGCGGGAACATGCAGTGGCCAGCCTGCTGGAAATCTACGACGAGGAGCGCGCCGCCGAGCCGTGCGCCGAGCAGGATCTGGTCGCCATGTATGCGGCGTGTGGCGGGGTGGTGGCATGACCGCCTGGCTCAAGCTGGTTCCGGCCTGGGGTTGGGCACTACTTGCCGGCCTGGCACTTGCCGGCGCGCAGCAGATCCGCGTCATAAGCCTGCAGGACGATCTTGTCACTGCTCGAAAGGGATTGGTCGACGAGCAGGGAAAGCTAGGCGCTTGCCGGGCTACGCGCACGAATCTGCTCGGCCAGGTGATCGAGCAGAACGTCGCGCTGGCCGACCTGCGTGCTGCTGAGCTGGAGCGCGCCGCACGGGCACGCGATGTGCAGCAGCAGGCCGAGGGCGAGGCTCACCAGGCCGACCAGCAGGCTTTGGCGGTCATGCAGGAACGCACGCCGGCCGGCGTTGATGTGTGCACTGCGGCCAGCCAGGCGTTCGACGATGAACTGAAACGGGAGCGCGGGCTATGAAGGGGGCTCTGATTGTCCTGGCTCTGGCTCTGGTCGGCTGCGCCGGCCAGGTGGCTGAGCCACCCGAGCCGCAGCTGGTACGCGTCGAGGTGCCGGTGCAGATCCCGTGCCGCACTGAACGCGTTCAGCGTCCGGTGTTTGCGGTCGACTCGCTGCCCATCGGGGCGTCGATTGCCGAGCAGATGCGCGCGCTGCGTGCTGATCGGCTGCAGCGAAAGGGGTACGAGAAGCGGCTAGAGGCCGCTGTGGCTGCATGTATGTGAGGGGAGTTTCGTTGCCCAGAACGGGCGATGAATGCCGTACCACTTTTTGTACCAATCAGGTTCCGGCAATGGGGGTGGCGGGGTGTCAGAGGGGAGTCGAAAGCCTGAAGCAACTGGACTCGCGGGGGCGGTTATCTTGACCAACTACCCCTCCAATCCCCTTGAATCATCATAAGGAAATGACGAGACGGCGCAAATTGCCGCCCTCTGGCATACAAAATCCTGTTTTGTAAGCCTTTTCCCAAAGCTGCGTGCGAGATGTCACAAAACTGACATCCTCGCTTGCGCCGCTCTAGAACGGGCCTCTAGGATGCCGCCGCCTTTCCAAGGCAATGCATTGCCCCCGCAACGGGGACATCCATGGAATATATGTGCAAAGGAGTTTTGCATGAAACACGTAGCCTACGCCGCCGCTTTCTCCGCTCTCGCCCTGCTGACTGGCTGTGCCAGCCAGAACGTTAGCCAGCCGACCGTTCCGCTGAACGGCACCGTGCAGACTAACCTCAAGGCCGACGTGAAAGTGGGCGAGCCCATCTCCGGTCAATCTTCGGTGAACATCCTGTTCGGTGTGTTCAAGCTGGGTGGTGACACTCAGTTCGCCGATGGCGTGACCTACGGTGGTGGCGAGGGTGGTTTCGCACTGGGTCTCGACCCGGTCGCTTCCGCCAAGTCCGCAGCTGCCTACAAGGCAGTCAAGGCCTCGGGTGCCGACGTGATCGTCGCCCCGCGTTACGAAGTGAACGTTCAGGATTACTTCGTGTACAAGACCGTTAGCGTCAACGTTACCGGTAACAAGGGCACCGTGACCTCCATCCGTTAATCCGGACAGTCGCGACCCTGAATCGGCAGGCTTGATGCCTGCCGATTCATGAGACGAACGCTGCTGGCGTCGCCTCCGTGCTCGGCCCATAGTTCATGACCTGCGACCTGACCGGTCGTCTCGGATCAGAACAAGAGGCCAGGCCATGACCAAGTCCCTCCATTACCGTGCATGCCATCTGTGCGAAGCCATCTGTGGGCTCGCCATCGAAACCGAAACCCAAGCTGACGGCAGCACGCAGATTCGCTCGATCAAGGGCGATGCTCAGGACAGCTTCAGCCGCGGCCATATCTGCCCCAAGGCCGTTGCGTTGCAGGACATCCAGAACGACCCCGACCGTATCCGCCAGCCCATGCGCCGCATTGGCGAGCAGTGGCAGGCCATCGGCTGGGATGAGGCTTTCGATCTGGTAGCCGAGCGCCTGAGCGCGATCCAGTCCGAGCATGGACAGAACGCCGTGGCCGTGTATCAGGGCAACCCCAGTGTGCATAACTACGGGCTGATGACCCACAGCAACTATTTCCTCGGTCAGCTGAAAACCCGCAATCGCTTCTCCGCCACGTCGGTGGATCAGCTGCCGCACCACCTGACCAGCCACCTGATGTATGGCCACGGCCTGCTGATTCCGATTCCCGATATCGATCACACCGATTTCATGCTGATCCTGGGCGGCAACCCGCTGGCCTCCAACGGCAGCATCATGACCGTGCCGGATGTGGAAAAGCGTCTGAAGGCCATCCAGGCCCGCGGCGGCAAGCTGGTGGTGGTCGATCCGCGTCGCAGCGAAACCGCGGCTATCGCCGACCAGCACCTGTTCGTGCGCCCCGGCAGTGATGCCGCGCTGCTGCTGGCATTGTTGAATACCTTGTTCGAGGAAGGCCTGACGCGTGACAGCCATCTGCCGGTGGAAGGGCTGGAGCAGGTGCGCGAAGCCATCGCCGGCTTCGATGCCGAAGCCATGAGTTCGCGCTGTGGCGTGCCGGCCGCCACCATCCGCCAGTTGGCGCGGGATTTCGCCGCCGCGGACAAGGCGGTGTGCTACGGCCGTATGGGCGTTTCCACCCAGGCGTTTGGCACGCTTTGTCAGTGGCTGGTGCAGGTGATCAATCTGGTGACCGGCAACCTCGATCGCTCGGGCGGTGCGCTCTGCACGTCACCGGCGGTGGATCTGGTGGCGAGCACCTCGGGTGGTCATTTCAATCGCTGGCAGAGCCGTGTGTCCGGCCTGCCGGAATATGGCGGCGAGCTGCCGGTTTCGGCGCTGGCCGAAGAGATGCTGACGCCGGGCGAGGGGCAGGTTCGCGCCCTGGTCACGGTCGCCGGCAATCCGGTGTTGTCCACGCCCAATGGCCGGCAGCTGGAGCAGGCGTTGGACGGCCTGGACTTCATGCTCTCGGTGGATTTCTACATCAACGAG